TGTGGTGGTAAGTCTGTAAAGAAAATGGCCGATGGTGGTATGAGTGGCCCAATGGCAGATGCCAATGCGCTACTTGACCCAATGCGGGCAGCTGGAAATGCTATTGGTTCCGCTGGAACTGCGTTACGTGACAATGTAATGGGCACACCAGAACAGAACCGTATTGCAAAAGAACGTATGGACATGATTGCCAAGAAAAAAGCAATGGCCGCTGCAGCAATGCAAGGCGCCGGCGCCGGTGGTATTGGTGGTGCCGCCATGCAATCTGGTGTGGCAGCAGGATTAGGTGGTGGTAGACTTAGTAACGCAGATATGCAGTACGCCGCACAAGCTAAAGGATTGCCACAAATGCAGTCACAGGAAGACATACTGAAAGAATATGCTAATCACCCAGAAATGAGACCAAACGCTGGCGTGCCAATGCAAAAACGTGGTGGTAAAGTTAAAAAGAGCTGTTAATCATGCCAATTAAATCAAAGGCACAACAAGGTGCTATGTATGCCGCAGCTGAAGGCAAGAGCACCTTAGGCATTCCTAAAAAGGTTGGCAAAGAGTTTGTTAAGTCGGGCTTTGCATCCAACAAGCTACCTAATAAAGTAATGAAACGGGCCGCAGGCCGAGGACGTTAATATGAAAGACTTTAAACAAAACACCAAGATGGCTTGTGAAGGTAAACACTATCAAGCCGGTGGCGATGTTACTATGGATGACCTTACTGCTTATCTTAAAAAAAATCCTAGTAAACCCACGGCGTTTGAAAGAGCTCCACGCCCAGCTACACCAGATGTTAATTTAAATCGGGCTATGGGTGCTCCAGATAATACTATTATGGAACCAGTGGAAATGCCATATAAAAAACCAACTGACATGATGACTTCTCCTGTCGATGGAAAATTAAAAAAAATGGCGCCCCCACAAATACGTGGCAATTTGTTACTGCTTAAAAAAGGCGGAAAAACAAAACGCGGAAATAAAAAATAATGTCCTACTCTGGCACCTATAATCAAACAAAGATCAACGTAGATCAGTTGATCTCGTATGCTTTTCGTGATGCTGGTAAGACAGCAGAAGAAATCACCCCAGAATATATTGATGCTGGAAAACAAGCATTATTTTATGTGCTTCAAAACTCTGTAAACCGTGGCATTAATATCTGGCTACAAGAGGTTGTGGTTCTAGGTGCTCAAACAAACCAGCAAGTACTTCCAATGCCAATCAACTGCGTTGATGTTTTAGAGGCAAACTGGATTTACATTATTAATCCAACGTTCTCCGACACACTGCCGGTAAGTAATACAACAGTTCCTCCAATGTTTGATCAAAGTGCAAACGCTGATCTTAATCAGTACGGAACCAGTACATTACTCGATAACTATTTTGGTGCAGCTTATTCTCAAGCGACGAGGTTATTCTATGTTGGCTTTAATGCTTATGCTCCTCTTGGCAGTATTACTTATGATTTGGATTTCGAGGTAAGTGATGACGGCATCACTTGGACTACTTGGGAATCATTCCCAACAGTTACATTAGCTGATCGTCAATGGCAGTACTATGGCATTAACACTACTCAGGCGTTTAACTATTATCGCCTAAACAACCGCACCGTTGGCTCTACTATGTCAATGCGTGCAATTCAATTTGCTCAGTCACAACAAGTAATCCCAATGGCACGACTCAATCGTACCGATTACTTTTCCTTACCTAACAAGCAATTCCCAAGCCAACGCTCACTACAATACTGGTTCAATCGTCAGATCGACCCAGAGATGTATCTATGGCCTGTTCCAAACAATAACTTCCAAGCATTCTCATTGATTATTGAATGTCAACCACAGGACGTCGGATCACTAACAAATGAGTTGTACATGCCGGATCGCGCCATTGCTTACTTCCAAGCAGCGTTATCACACAAGTTGTCTATGCAATTACCCGGTGTAGATATGGCGCGTATTGGTTATTTGGAAAAGATGGCGCTAGATTTACGCACCCAATTTGAAGAAGAAGACCGTGACAAGTCACCAATCTACTTCCAACCTAATATCTCTTACTACACACGATAATGACAGCCGCTTACGTAATGACGTATGACAACTTAGTAGCTGATATAATCAACTACATGGAGCGCGACGACGCTGAATTTGTGGCCCAGATCCCGGCCTTAATTGGTTTAGCTGAGTCTGCAATTGCCTCTGAGTTAAAGACACTGCTACAGTTAATTGTAGTTGAAACCAATATACTAGCCGCCCAAGACATTCTTGAAAAGCCAACTCGCTGGAGAAAAACTGTCTCCATGAAGGTAAACGGTAAGCCAATTCTAATACGTTCACAGGACTATGTGGCCCAATATCAATCTGAATCCGATCCCGGTCAACCAAAATATTACGCTGAGTACGACTACAACAACTGGGCTATTGCACCAGTTCCAGATGCCTCATATCCTGTAGAAATTATTTATTACAGCTTGGTTCAGCCATTGGATACAGCCAATCAAACTAATTTGTTTACACAACAATGTCCCCAAGCAATGTTATTTGGTGCACTGTTACAGGCCCAAGGCTACCTCAAGGCAATTGATAAGCTACCAATCTGGAAAACATACTACACAGATTCATTATCTGCGCTTAAGAAAGAAGACAATTCACGTCGTATTGATAGAAATACGACTGTACAGGAGCCTTAATAAATGCCGACATACACATCGCCGTTTACTGGGGACGTCATCCAACAAACTGATGTATCATACTTTGACCTTAATTTTGATGCAGATGTAGACTTATACTGGCCCCTTGTTATAAACCCAACTCAGGTTCCTGCAGCCCGCATTATGGACTGCACACCCGATGGCGCAGGGCTTAATATAACATTACCAAACGCACAACAAGGTTCTGTTGGTATAGACATTTTGTTCCGTAACTTTGGTGCCGTAACATTCTTTGTAAATGACTTTGACGGTGGTTCTTCTGTATCTATACCATCTGGCACATCTGTTTATTTTTATCTTTCTGATAACAGCACCACAGCAGGTGTCTGGCAAAACGTTACGTTTGGCACTGGCACATCATCTGCTGACGCGGCCACATTGGCTGGTTACGGATTAGCTGCTCTTTCTGGTAAGCTCAACGTTACCCAAAACGTTCAAACAATCTCCACCACAACAACTGCGTTAAACACAGACAGGGCAACAACCTTTGTTTGGACTGGTGGCAACGGCACGTTTAACCTACCAGCGACGGCGGGATTAACAGCGGGTTGGTTTATCTCTTTCCGTAACAACGGAACTGGCGCGTTAAACATTGTGCCTAACGGCATTTCCCAAATAAATAATATCTCTAATCTTACCGTTAATCCGGGCGATTCAGGTATTATTATGTTCCAGCAATCCACGGGTAACTTTTTTACCGTTGGACTTGCAACACCATCAAACGTAACCTTTACATCAGCGTCTTACGACGTTGACTCCATTGTGGGTGCTACATTTAGCTTGGTATCCTATGCACCAATTATTCAAACTTATGTTGCACAATCAGGCACTCGTACAACTGACTTAACAGTTATATTGCCTGCAACAACACAGATTTATATTCTGGCTAATGATACACTAGGCCCATACAATCTGTTTTTTGAAGTATCGGGCACATCACAACCACCAACTCCAGTAACCCCTGGTTCGGTTGTTTTAGTGTTAAGTGATGGTAATAACTTATATGTTATTTCTCAAAGCGCCACAACGGCATTTTTTGCAAACGATGGTGCCGCTGCCACACCGTCATTTTCATTTTTAAATGACACCACCACTGGCATGTACTTGGCCAATATTGGTGTGCTTGGCTTAACAGCAAACGGCGTTGAGATGATTAACATTGACAACTCAAATCCATTTGATCCCCAAATATCTACACCAGCCACGTTTACAGCAGCACTTATTAGCGGCGGAACGTTTTAATGGCTGACAACCCAGTACAATCAGCACCACAACAGTACAACGTTGTTTATACCCTTCGTGTAGAACCTGGTATTAAACGTGACGGTACAATCTTTGAGTCACGTGAATTTAGTGACGGAGAGTGGTGCCGTTTTCAACGTGGCACACCAAAGAAAATGGGCGGTTATCGTCAGTTGTTTGGCTCGTTTAATGGTATTCCTCGCGGCATGGTCACCAACGCCTTTAACGGCATTAACTATATTTATGTTGGTAACGCTGGTGGTATTGATGTGTTTACAACTGGCACAACATTCGGTGTTGGTAGTGGCCCCTATCCAGCTGTTATTAATCAAGGTTACGCACAGCAAGTTCCAACTGGCGGCTCTACAACTACGTTTCAGTTAACTAGCACAGCCGTACCAATCGTTGACTACTCTTCAGTATACCCAGCTGGCACTCAAGTTATATTTGATCAATCAGCTAATCCTACTATTTATACAACAGTAGGAACTCCTACATTTGCATCGCCGGTAACGACAGTAACATTTACACCAGCGTATACCGGAACACCAACAAACGTTTGGATTGCAAACGATACGTTTTCTTATGACATCCGCCATTTATGGCAGTTTGATTTACAGTACTCCCCATCTGGTGAAGAGCTAAAAGTATTAGCTCATCCCGGTTTAAACTTAGCAAACATTGACAACGGAGTTCCTTCTCAGGTCCTTTATGGTAACGTTACAGAAGATGCGCCGGGCATTTGGAACTTTTATGGCTTGGCTGATACAACGGGTCAAAACCCTACATACAGACCGATCAGCGTTTCCGGTGGAGTTTGTGTACTCTATCCTTATATTTTTGTGTATGGTGATAACGGTTATATTGCCAACAATCATGTGGAATCTACTTATGGAAGTCAAACACTAAGCGATTGGAACGGCGCAACAGCCAACCAAGTCAACATGTCTTCCTCCAAGATTGTTAAAGGCGTGCCAGTTCGAGGCGGTACAAACTCACCATCCGGTTTGTTTTGGGCCACTGACTCACTGATTCGCGTATCGTTCACAGGTAGCGCCCCGCTATATTGGCGTTACGATATTATTTCTAGCCAGATTTCTATTATGTCTTCATCTGCAGTAGTTGAGATGGACGGTGTGTACTATTGGCTCGGCGTTGACCGTTTTTATCAGTACAACGGCGTAGTAAGTGTTTTAGCCAATGATAAAAACATAAACTGGCTGCTTGATAACATGAACTTTGTACAGCGCCAAAAAGTATGGGCTACTAAGGTACCACGCTACAATGAAATCTGGTTCTTTTATCCTAGGGGCAGCGCAACAGAAGTTACTGACGCAATTATTTACAACGTAAAAGATAAACTTTGGTATGACGCTGGCGAAGCCGATGGTGCTAGACGTTCTTGTGGTTGGACTACTGAGATTTTTCCAACACCTATTTGGGCTGGTTGGGACTATAACGTATCCTACAGTCAAGCATTTACAACCATTACAAACCCCGCTAGTGAGCCAGCTCCTACATCGTCTCAGGTGTACATCGACGGTGACGTTACCAATACATTTGCTCCGGGAAACTATTTAACTTTATCACAAAGCCCATCGGCCACTGTGTATAAAGTATTAACTAGTGTACACATTTTTAATGCTTTTGTTCCAGCGCCTGGTGTTACTAGAATTACACTAGATGAACCACTGTCCCCGTACCCGGCTCTTGGTAGTACTGTCTACGGTATTACTGGTGGCTATCCATTATGGCAGCATGAGTTTGGTCTAAATGAAGTTTCATATATTGCCGAAACAGCAGTAACTTCTAGCTTTACAACTTGTGACATTAGCTGGGTTGGTGGCACACCATCTCAAGATGCCCCAGAGGGCGCTAATCGCCGCATGCACATGCGTCGTATTGAGCCAGACTTTGTACAATCGGGTGAAATAAATCTAACTATCTTAGGCCGCAAATTTGCGCGTGGCACTACTGAAGATTCTGGCCCCTATGCGTTTGATGCTGACACTGGCAAAATTGATTTGCGTGTTGAACATCGTGAAATTAGATTAAAGTTTGAGTCTAATGATATTGATGGCAATTACGAAATGGGTCGTTTGCTAATTACTGCAGAGTACGGCGACGAAAGACCGTAATGGCTTTTCAACAGTTTTTTCCGTTTATCCCAACCAATATGAGTTGGGAAGATTGGAACGGCAATTTGGTTATGTATTACTCGCAAGAGTTAATTCCTTACAACGCTGAAGAGAATTGGCTTGAAACTGCAAAGAACGTAGCTCAGCTGCCAACGTTTTCAGTATACCCAGTTCCCGACCCCACATTGTTTACAGAATGGCAAAACTGGGCATTAGAATTTACCATGATTATCAACGGTCCAAGCAGCTAAATAGGGCGAATAGAGCCCTATTTTTGCATTATTATAGGTATAACAATTGTGCATTAAAAAGGTTAATAAATGGGTTGGGTAGATAGCGGAGACAGTGCAACTTGGGTAGACGACGCGCCAGCGGAAAGCTCTGTAACGGTTGAAGCTGCACCTCCTGAATTTAATAATGCCGCGCCAATTCAAACTGGCCCTGCTCCAGATCAAGGCGGTGGTGGTGGTGGCGGTGGCGGTGGTGACAACAGCTTAACTAGTCCACCTCAAGTATACGATACAAATAGAGGTGGTGGTGTTGACCAAGCAGGATTAGATCAGCTATACCAACAGTATTTAGGCCGTGGAGTTGACCAATCTGGTGCTTCTACTTGGACTGGTCAAGACTACAACACAGTGCTTCAGGGTATTTTAAACAGTGGTGAATATGCATCAAGAAACCCCATAACGCCAACTGGTGACACTAATTTTAATATTACACCATCACAAAATGCAGCCACACCAGTTCAAACTGGTCCTGGCCAAGGTGACACTGCAGATTTAAATGCGCTTTATTTAAAATATTTAGGTCGAAATGTTGATCAATCTGGTGCACAAACTTTTGCTAATATGTCAACGCAAGATGTTACCAATGCGCTTAAAGCCAGTCCAGAGTATTCAACATATAACACAACTTCACTTTTTAACCAGTACTTAGGTCGTAATCCAGATGCAGGAGCTTTAGCTACTTTTGCTGGTAAAACACCTGATGAAATTAAACAATCAATTATAACAAGCGCAGAATTTGCGCCTGTTGTTACAAGCTATCTTTATAGGAACAATCTTGGCCGCACCCCAAGCCAAGGAGAAATAGCTGCATGGGCTGGTAAAACACCAGAGGAAGTCGCGGCAGGTATTATGGCCAGTGATGAGTATAAGTCAATGCCACATCCGACAGATGTGAACGCACTTTACCAATATTACTTAGACCGTCCAGCGGATCAAACCGGATTAGATACATGGAAAGACAAGACACCTGAAGAGGTTAAAGCCGGTATTATAAATAGTGACGAATATCAAAGTAAATTAATAAAGTATTCTGAGCTTCCAACTGCAGCACAGTATGATCCAGAAACTGGTCAGTTAACATCAACTAACCATATTTATCTTTGGAGAGACGCTGACGGAAACCCAACAAGTGATAGAGAAAAAGCAGTAAACGGACCAGATTCAGAAGCGTATCAAAAACAAGTAGAAATGAATAAACTTGCTATTGATAAGGTAACTGCAGGTGCAACACCAGTAACACCGGATATGAAGGGCAACGAGTATTACACTAATTTAGCTGCAAGAGGCGCCCGTGAAATGGGAGTTACTGGAGACTATAAGGTCTACGTAACCCCAACTGGTGAAACAGTTGTTGTTAGTGATAGCGGAATATTTGCTATGCCCGCAATGTCCTCTTATACTAGCCCCGCTGGTATTGCAAACCAACGAATGGGTTATCGTAATACGGTGTACTCTGGTGGTGAGTATGGTGGAAAAGATTCAATTGATCTTGGTGGTGGTGTTAGAATTCCAATAGTTACGCCTGAATTCTTGGTAGATAAAGAAACTGGTAACTTACTGTTTACTAAAGATTCAAAATTACCAATTACAATTCAAGATATTACACCACAAGACCCAGGTGGTTTCACTGGTTTAAACCAAATTGGTTTCCAAATAACGTCTGCAATTGTTATGGCCTCTGTTGGCTGGGCAATGGGCCCGGTTGTGTCCGCCGAATTTGGACCCGCACTTGCAACGGCATTTGGAACTAGTGCCGCAGGAGCTGCCGCCGCAGCAGCTGCAACGACGGCAATGACAATGGCGGCTACAGGTGCAATAATGGCTGCAGGCACCGGTGGAGACATAGCACAAGCAGCTGCTAAGGGTGCTATCATAGGCGCGGTAACTGGTGGTATGGGTTCATTAGTAAGCGCTGGAGTGGGTCAAGTAGCAACCAACCTTGTTGGCGAGGCTACTATACAGTCAATAACAGATGCAATGGGAATACCTCCGGGAGCATTTAGTTTTGCAGAAGCCACTAAAAATGTACAGGATGTAATTGGCAGAACAATTTCAATGACTTTTGCTTCAGTAGTAGCTGGAAAAATAAGCTCAGAAAATTTCATGACAGAGTTGTTTACTAATTTAGCTGCTAGTAGCGTTGGGCAATACGCAGGGGACATAGTTAAGCAAATAAACCCAGATGCGTTACAGGCAGCAATAAGAGCCGCACAGGCCGCAGGTCAAATAGCAACAAGCGCTTTGTTAAAAGGTCAAAACGTACAAACTGCAGTGATGAATAACATGCCATCTTTAGTGGCTGGATTTTTTATTGATACTGCAAGAGAAGTTGCTGCTGAGCGTGCCGCCTTAAACCCAACTAACTTTACAGAAAATGTTGGACTTACTAGCGGTGCAGTAGATACGGTGTTACAACGCGGTCTTGTTGATCCATACGTAAATGCATCTAAAGATCCATTGGGTATGTTTGCAGCACAAAATAATTGGACTGGTGATCCAATTTCAAATATGCGGATTGTTACCAATGAAATGGTTGACCAAAACATACCAAGACAAGATATTGTATCTAATTTAGCAGCTATATATAATATAGACACAAAAACAGCAGAAGGGTATTACCAAAATACTGTTGCTAACAATGTAATAGAAAAATTAGCAAATAATTCTAGTGACCCAATTGGTGTTTTAAATGCTGCAAAATTGTTAACTGGCGATAACCAAAAGAATTTAGAATACGTTACAAAAGAAATGCAAGCTCAAGGATTATCAAAAACTGATATTTCTCGTAATTTGCAAGATTTATACCAAATTCCTAAAGATAAAGCAGACGCCTATACTAATTATATATCAACGGGTTCTGTTTCAAAAGATAAGACAATTGTATCTACTGCGGACAATTTTGGTGATGCGTTTAAAGAAGCTAGGGCATCTGGTGCTAAAGCGTTTGAATGGAACGGAAAACAGTACACAACTGCCTTAGCGCCGCCTCCTTCTGCTGCTACACCAGAAGCGCCGCCTAAGTCGGCTATGCAAGTTTTAAGCGAAGGTTTAACACCAAAAACTAGGACGTTACAAGAGGCTATAGATTTTGCTAAGGACACAGCCCCAATGTTTGAGGGCAGCACAAAACGATTTATTGATAGGCTTTCTAATACAGTAGAATCATCTGCAAACAATTTAGCTAAAAATATTTCAGCAATAGAGTTACCAAGTTTAGAAGATATTAAAAGCCGTGTTCCAACGTTTGACGCTGTTCAAAAGTCAATGGAAAGTTTTATATCACCTAACGCGGAACCGGGACAACCAAATATTTTAACCGGTGCAAAAGAGGTAATGGACGCGCTTGTTGATGTGGCTAAATACGCACCCGGTGTGATGCAATGGGCTGCGGTTACCATGATAGGTCAACAAATACAAAATTTTTCTGCTCTTTTAATTTCACCATATGGCAGAGAAAATGACATGTATTTGGCAGGCAAAGCAGTTAATGATTTTGCTAATAAAAATGTGCCCCCAGCTGTAATAAAAGCAATGGACGATGGTTACGCACTTGCTAGGAAAATGGTGGAAGACGCACCAGCGGGCACAAAAGAATTAATGGCAATTAAGGCGTACTTACAGTATCCCGCCGCGTTTGTTAAAATAGCTGGCCCAGAAATTCTTCAAGACACAATGTTTATGGGCATAGCTGGGGCCGCTGGGTTTTTCGCTAAGATTGCTGGAAGTTTTAACGCATTAAGAATTGCAATCGGTACAGAGTTGGCACTTGATACTTTAGATGCCACGCTTGGTGGTTTGGGAATATCCTACGACGATTTACGAGCTAAAAAGGTGAGTCACGAAGACGCAGTTGCGCCTGCAGTAGCCAGTGGCATAGCACAGGGTTTCATAACTTTAGCAACCATGGGCCATGTTGATGCAGCTATCATGCGTCAACTTTCTGGAGATATTGTAGAGTTCACTACAAAAGGAATGGCAGGACTTGCCACAGCTGCGTATGTTGGGGCTTGGACCCGTTCTTTCCTAAATACCGGAGTACGCGATATTGCTGTGGTTGCTGGCGATCCAAAAGATTCAATGGCTAATTTTAGTTTTAATCTTAATAAGATGAATACTAATGCCGCCATGGATGCACCAATTAGCGCTGTTTCAGCAGTTAACCAACTTGTTATTGCAAGTTTTGCAAATTCAAAAGCTGAAGTAGACACAAATCAATTTTTAAAGTTAGCACCACCGAAAACTGAAAGCCAGTTTTCTTGGGAAGCGCCTAAGTTATTAGAAGGGCCGCAGAGATTATTACCAGCACCTTCTGCTGAACAGATGGTTAATGTTCAAAATACAATAGATACAATTTCGCAGACGTTGCAACAAACTGGTATTCCTGCAGACCAGGCAAATTCAATGGCGATTAAAACTATTGGATCTGAGTTGGTAACTCAAATTAATAACAACATCACTACGGAAGCAGGAAAGTTAGATCCTAATAAAGTATTGGGAACTGACGCCGCTGGAAATGATATTACTATTTCTGGCGTGTTTGGAGCTTTGGCAACACACACCCCAGTAATTGAAACTTCAAGTAGTGCAACTTACCAGTTTGAAACATCACGTGGGTCTACATACTCACAGTATTCAGACGGAACTACAGTAGGATTTAGAGAACCTTCCAATATGCCGGGTACTGGGCAAGAAACTCAGCCGAGGTCTTCAAAAACTGTTTTCATGGATCCGACGACTGTTAATAACGTTGGGGGGTATTTTCAAAACCCAGATATGGGCGTAAAATTTACGTTTGAAGTAGACTCAGAAGGAAATTCCACTGGAAAAACATCGGTTGAATTAACAAAAGATTATGGCCCATTAAAAGCGGGAACTAAATTAGGAACAGCGTCATACGAAACAACTCCAAAAGTAGGTATGGTTCCTGTAGAAATATTAAATTCAGACAGTGAAGCAAGGGGTAATCCATTTGTTCATTTTGGAAGTAATATTACTTCTGTTAAATCTTCTGGTGAAACTCCCACTAGCAATAAAAACGACATACAGCACAACCAAGTTTTAATAGAAGATATTAAAAAAACGTTAAACGACTTGGTTGGTCTTAAATTGGGTGATGATGATTTAGTGCCTCAAATGCAAAGAAGCACAGAAACACAAAAAACTGAGGGATTGCCATTTGCTGAAAAACCAGACATTAACAGACTATTTAACAAAAATACTCTTTTTGGTACGGATTTAACAGCACCAGAAACTAATACACAGACAGATACGCAGACGGATACAGATACAGCAACAAAGACTCGCGGAGAATTGATTTACGGAAAACCGGTTACACAGACCGTAACAGATACAGACGCAAATTTAAAAACAATTACCGATCCACGGTCATTGACAAGTACTATAACAGCGCCGCAAACGCAGACTGCAACACAACTTGCAACAGAAAATCCAACGAAAACGGATATTGCATTAAAAGATTTAACTAAAATACAGCCTCAGACACAAACCTTAACACAATTAGAGCCAGTAAGCCCAACACCTGTGCCAGTGGATATTGCTGTGTTGGACCCGCTAACACCGACGTCGGTTATTACATCAATTAATCCGCCATCGAAAGTTAAACCGCCGTTAGAACTAGTTCCACCGAGTATAGAACCAATAAGCCCACCTGTTATAGTTACACCGGAAGACCCGACAAAACCGTCAAAAGGGCCAAAGACAAACGTACCAACATTAGTTCCACCGATAAAGAAGAAACCAGTGGATAAGGGTAAGTTTAAAAAACGAGTTCCCCCGGATTTAATAGCAGACTTTACAAAAGGTAGAAAGCACGCACTGCCTTTAGACAAATTAATGCGTGTTATTGATTCAACTAAACCAAGTAATGTGATACCTATGGAAAATTATATAAGCCCTCCGTTTTTACCAATGGATTTAGAACAGCAACTAAAAGCCGCTAAAGAAGGTGGCCTAATGCGGTTAGCAACTGGTGGGAATCCTTCTAGTTCAAACACTGCAGGTGCCAGCTCAGGTTCAAATATGAGTGTCGGCCCAGGTGACGCTTCATACTCTCCGGTTTCTAATTTTATTAAAGGTAAGGCCACAGATCCTGCCTTACCAGGGAAGTATGACTTGCAACAGTATACATACGCACAGCCTATATATAATCCAGATGCAGTACTAAAGCAAATTTTAGCCGCTGCTCAGGGTGGTGTTGTTCACATGGCAGTTGGTGGTGCTCAAGATACAAATCCTGCGTTTGATCCGTCTTTTGCTGAAACCAAAATGAAGGGTAAGCAATTTTCATTTCATAAGCCTTTTGTTGGATTAAATACAATGGCTAACGCACCAGCGCTAAGTACTGGCGGAGAAGTTATAAACCACAACCCACAGTTCTTTAGTGAAGGTGGTTTAAACGCCATGGAAAATCGTTACGTTCAAGGTGACGGTGACGGAACTAGTGATAGCATTCCAGCAATGTTAGCAAACGGCGAGTTTGTAATACCTGCCGATGTGGTATCATCTTTAGGCAATGGAAGTAATGACAGCGGTGCATCTATACTTGACGAATTTTTAAAGACAATTAGATCGCACAAGACCCGTGCAAATAAAAATGGACTGCCACCAGATAGTAAGGGTGCGCTAGGTTACTTATTAGAAGCAAAACGTAAAGTGAGAGCATAATGGCAACAACAGGATCAACTGGTTTAAATAACTTTTTAACCGATACATACGTAAAAGAAACTACATTACCAGCGTGGTATACTGACGCGCAAAAAGGTATTGTAAGTGGAGCACATCAGGCACTTGCCGATGCGCCAACTTTTCAAAATACGGTGGGTCAGCAGGCTATTAATACTTTGCAAAACCCTAATAATTCATTTAACCAAGCCCAAGGCGCGTTAGGTCAAATTGCTCAGGGTGCGGCTAATCCTTGGATTACTGGAGCCAACGGCCAAGTAACCCCAAATACCAACACGGCAATGGGCGGATTGTTTCAAGCACAAAACCAACAGCTAAACCAATTGATGCCAAATTATACAGCCCCGGTTCAAGGTGCTAATATTGCGTCTGGTCAATTTGGCAGTTTGCGCGGAGAAACTGCGCTTAATAAAGCTAAAGCTGACGCATTCGCTAACTTATCGGCTCAGCAAATGCAGTCTGCGCTACAGAATCAAACCACTGGCGTACAGGCGGGCACTGGATTGGGTAACGTACTTAACCAACAACTGGGCACCGAAATGACAGCTGGTAATACTCAAATGAACGCTCCATTCCAGAACCTTGGAAGTTACGCAAACTTAGTTAATGACGTTAGTGTTCCAGGTCTCGTAGCACAGCAAAATCAAATGTCTCCGTTTAGTCAAATTGGTGCAGTAGCTGGACTAGGCACTAGTGTATTAAATAGTTTAGGACTTGGTAATTTAACACAAGTTGGTCCTAAATTAATGGACTTGTTTAACAGAATACCAACTAACAGCGACATGCCAAGCCCAGCCTCTCCGTACGAAGAGGTAACGGCACCTAGCGAAGATGGTTCAAGTCAGTATTACTACGGAAACGATTAAGGAATAATTATGTCAAGTCCAAACGACGCAGGCACATCATCATTAGCGGACCAAAACACAGATTTAATTCAAAGCGGATTAACTCCAGGTTTGCCCGTACAGTACGCCAATACAAAGCAATCTAAGGGTGCGCTTGATTATACAAAAGCTAATCCTAATTACTTAATGGATAAAGAAACTGAAACTAATGTTTTGCAAAATATGCAAAATTTAGCTAATAAAATTAACAATCCTTTACGTATGTTTAACGAGGGAATGAAAGACGCTCAGGCTTGGACCCAATATAATAAATCTCCAGCGTTTGCATTGCGCGAAGAAGCAGCTAATACTGACCGTAAGGCTTTATACGATATTGCCCAACAGCAAACTGCAATTAAAATTGCACAACAACAAGCTGCAGCTGAAGCGGCAAATATTGCTCGCTTTAAAAATGGTATTGTCAGTGGTGTTGGTGGTGTTACTCCGGCACAGCAACAAGTTTTAAATGCAATGGGTACCCATCTAGATAATAACATTGGCGCTCAACGGGCATTAATGGACAAATATAACGAGCAACAAATTATTGGTTCTTCTAAAGCTCAATACGACGCGGAAGCCAATACCGCAAAGACTTATATGCATCCAACCAAAGGCCCTGTTTCAATTACGCCTAATCAATGGATGAACATGGATCCAGATTTAAAACGAGAAATTGAAATTGCCACATATAAAGAACTTGGGGGCACTAAAACTGGCGCTGCTGGACCACTACAAGGTAATGTTCCAACTTCGTCTTTAAGTGCGCCCACAACCACTGGAGAACGTGGGAACGCAGCTCAAATTGCAGCTGCATTAAACATTCCGCTTATTAGCGGTGATCGTGATTGGGATAAACAATACAACCTCTATTTAAACAGCAAACAACCAAATTACTCGGGTCCTCCTGTAGCATTCCCAGGGACAAGCAAACACCAAACAGGTTATGCAATTGACGCTGGCCCAATTAACCCTGCACAACGTCAACAACTGATTGATGCGGGATTTAAGCAAACTGTTGCTAGAGATCCTAATCATTGGGAGTTAGTAAATAAACCAGCTCAAGTAGAACAAGCTCCGGTTGCACCAGTTGGTGGGCTTCCTCAAGTTAAAGCTCCCGTTGTATCTGGTGGTTTGCCAGTTTCAACTAGTCAAGCCCCTGTCACTGTTGCCCAAGCTCCTGTTGCTCAAGCTCCTGTTGCTCAAGCTCCTGTTGCTCAAGCTCCTGCTGCTCAAGGGCCATCTGCGGTTCAGTCTGCTCAAGCCATGGAACCAATGCCACAAGCTAAAAACTATGGTCTTAACAAAGATGCCTATGTTGCTGCTATGGATGCTTGGAAAGCAAGACAAACTCAAAAAGCTCAAGGTCTTGGAACGGCGTCAACTGAATTAGCTAAAAAAGACGCTGATATGAAAAACGAATACTTACAAAGTATTGGAACAACTTCAAAAACGTATGATGAATATGACCGATTATTAAAAACTTCAAAAGACAAAAAGAATGTATTTAATCTGAGTGGTAGAGATTGGGTTGGTGTTTTAGGTGCTAAAATTACTCCTAAAGCGGAAGGCGATAAAACAGAAAACCATACTTTAGCACGTACATATTTATCTGATCCTTCTTATACCGATTTTAAAAATATTGAGCAAGGTGCCGCTGTTGCGCAAGCAGCTTGGGCTAAAAACTTAGTTCAAGGCGCTGGCGGACGACTTACCAACGCTGACTTAGCATTAGGTGAACCAGCTAAAGGTGTGGGTATTGCTACAACGTATTCTTCACATATGCAAAATTTGGCTAAAAATATGCAAGATATTCGCACAGCCTACTACCGGGGATTAGAATTTGATAAATGGTCAAGACAAAATCCCAATGGTACTGCAGCTCAATTTGAACAAACTCCTTACTATGAATTTGGTTCAAAAGTAGACGCTGCTAAAGATGTGGGTAAAAAGTTTATTGATGTACCGGAGGCTGATTTTGTTAAAAAAGATGCAAATAAAAAGCCATATATTATTGTTAACGGAAAATCTATTTATTTATAATGTCAGATAAACAATACGAAGAAGTTCCGTCAGAACTTCAAACTCATAAGCCTTCAGAACAAGCTGTTCCAACGACAGTTACTCCTAGTGCGTTGTCGGGTACTGAAGTTCCAGAAAAATTAATTTCAAATGAACGCCCAGAATATAAAAGAGAAAAGTCACCGTACACAACCAATCAAGCTGGATTAATTGTTGGGGGTGGTGCTGCAGGTGCTGCAATCACTGGTCAAAAAACAAAAATGTTATATGATGTTTTGGATAGTAAATCAGCACATCCGGGTGTTCAAAACTACATCAATAGTCAGCTGGGCGCTAAATTTGATATGCCAGCTAAAGAGCTATCAAGATTAAGTAACATACCTGTAGAAAATTCACAGCAGGCTTGGGAAGCAATAAAAAAAATTAGTGCTGCAGAGGCTACTCCAGATGCTTTTAAAGAAATTTACAAAGTAGATCCAGCAACTGGAAAGACAGTATTGAGTCATGTAGAAAAAACGCCGGGGTCACCTGCCAAACCCGGATTATATGATCCAAAAGATTATGTTAAAACACCGAGCTACCATTTAAAGAAACACACTGGATTACCGTTGCGTAGTGCATTAGCTGGATATGATATTGGTAGTGGACTACAACAAATAACAAATGGAGAAGGAGTTGGGGATGTTGCCGCCGGTACTGGAAGTATTGGAGCTGGTGTTTTAGCAGGTGCTGCACCCTTCTTGCCTAAAAAAGTTCGTGCAATTGCAACTGGATTGGGATTGGCTCCAGTGGGTGCTCAAATGATAGGTTCTGCAACAGCTGCAGATTTGCCAGGCACTGCATTTGATTTAGCAACTGGTTTTATGGGCCCTATTGGTATGGCATTATCTCCATCACAACTAGGTGACGCTACATTAAATCCAAAACGTGATCTTTTACCTGGTCAAAGTGTATTAGAAGGAACTAGATTATATCCACAGAAACGCGCTAACGGCGGAAGTATCAGTATGCCCGAAATGGCTAAAGAAATTATGCAACACCACTTGAACTATAGAAAAGGTGGTAATGTTGCGCCTCAACCCAAGCCAGAACCTAAGCGTAAACTACATACGATCTATACTTTGCCAGCTGGTTTAAGTAAAGATGAATTTGAGTATTTATGCAAAGGCGGCCATGTCGACATGACTGGGCACATGGCGGAAGGTGGTGAACCAAAAAAGTTCCCGCCAGCATAGCTGGCACTTTCAATAAAGTCGGGCCAGTGCGGGGTCCAAACCTGTCCACAATGGCACGCGACTATATCGCTGAGCTGCCAGAAAAAACTAAAGCTAACTTAGAGCACCAGCGTTGGGTAACTGATAATGCAATTGGTTACTCAAAGGATAAAGGGCTTTACACCCCAAATGAATCTGCTGCTAGAGAAGCTATGGATATGGTCCCAGGTTTAATGGGATCTATTAGTAAATTTGTACCAAAAGCAACTAACGTTTTAAAAGCTAGTGAAGCACTTGCTCCGCATGAGGGTAAATGGCTTAATGTAACTCAATCAGATAGAATGCGTTCTACTGAAGGCGATTTAGGTGGCCCTGGTTTTTCAAAATTTCAATTAGAAAAGCCAGAATACGCCGCAGCTCAAGCAGCATGGGGAGTAGGAAAAAAGCCTACAGCAAGTGGGATTGTTAACGTTAATAAAAAGTTTGGTGATCAAGCAATTTGGACTCCCATGATTGGTGGCGAAACACAGCACCATTCTAATCAGCACGTTTATGATATGTTAACAAATGAATTTAATCGACAATCAAGATTGGGAAATTTAACTCCTGAATTACAAGCAAAAATAAATTCTACATTGGCCACTGGAAAAGAAACTAAAGGATTGTTTCCAGAAAATTTTGACATTGGTAATCCAGAGCATTTAGCACAATATGGCGATACATTTAATCGTCGTGGGGCTTTATCTACATTAATGAGTGGTAAAGGTGTTGGTGGTACTAAAGGCCGTATTATTGACTACCCTGGAATTATGCAAGAGATGACAGACCCTATGACTGTTGGTGCTCCAACACATTCATTAGGGACTCGTTTGTTTACTTTAAATAATGAAATTGAACATCGCCCAGATTTGCATTCAGCATTCCCTTACATTTTAAAAGGTGAAGATAAAGGCGTAGCTTTTGCTCCAGTGCCGAAAGAACATGGTATACCAGATTTTATTAATCAATTTAAAGAGTTCAAAGGGCGCGAACCTGGCTACTATGATTTAGTTCGAACCACTCCAAGCCAGCAAGTTACTGATAAATATTTGCGTAGCTTGGAAGATATTGGTCACGCAGACGGTGGTTTGGTATTTAACCCACGGGGTAAGGACTATGACTATCAAACAGCCACAGCTTATGGTATGGGACCCAATGGAACTGGCGAAAATGCTGGCCATTGGGGTTCTGTAGCTCCAACATCGGATGACGAACGTATGCTTCATGGTTTACCAGAAGATAGTTATGTCGTGCTAAAAGGAAAAAGTCACCCAACATTTCACAAAGCAGAGGCCGCTGAAGAAGAACGCGGATCTAAGATTGTGAAAGCGGGTGACCGTTACTACTCAATACCAAAGTAATTACTTACGGTAGCGTTTACCATGCCACCCCTCCGCAGCAAGAGGAAAATCGGGCGCCCACTCCGGCGGTGTAGTCATAATTTTGATTACGTCGGCCAGTGCGGACTCCCCGTTTTGTTCTTCCACAAGGAGTAAAACTTCATCATGCACGCTATTGACCACGTTGTAACCGGCCTTCTCAAGATTAAGCATAGCCACGGCAAGAAAATCTCTAGCAGTCGCTTGAACGGCGGACTGAAACATACTGCTGCCGATCAAAGCGTTTGTACTCCACTGCCGAGTGAAAGTATTCTGACTGTAAACAGTGACGCACATTCTCTTGTCACCCCACGGTGTCTCGAACAACTCGAACTTTGGCCTCTGCCAGCGGATGACACGCTTACTGGGTAACTGCATACAAAGAACGCCGTTGGCGACCTTCATCAAAATCTTTTTACCAACCATCTGAGCTTTGCCGGGGTCCTTTATTGCGTTTTTAGCAGCAAGGTCAAACATCTCCCACAAATTTTTTACCATCACATACGATGAACGGTAGTTGCTGACTGATAGCTCAGCCTGCGCTTCATCCATCTCGACACCCATCCCACTAGCATACTTCACCAGCCCCTTGGCGCCCTGACCAAACATCGCGCCCAATACGGCTGACTTGGCTATCTGCCTCTGTTCCTTAGTGACCGCCTCGTACGGTATATTGTATAGCGACTCAGATGCAAACGTCTTATACTCGTCAAGACCACTACGGAATAACTCGATCTTATTTTTCTGGCCAGCCAAGTAGACGCCAACTCGGTTTTCAATTGAGCTAAAATCCACATCCACAAAGGTTTGTTGCTCGGGAGCCTTAATAGCAGCGCGGACGAGTGAGGACAGTTCGTCCATTGAACCAGTCGCTTCTGTAAATACCCTTGGTAGCGCCATCTCAACCTCATTATCCGTGAGTGTAGGACGAGCCAGATTTTGAAGATTGAGACCACCCCTAGATGCCCAACGGCCAGTAGAAGCCCCGTGATAGATGAGCGTGTTCCTGATTCTGCCATTTCGTTGTATCTCCTGCATTTTGGCAAACTTCGCCGTTGAGGTCTGTGTGCCATCTTGGCGTAGCTCTAGCACACGGCGTATTTTCTTATGAATGTTGCACTGCAGCATTTTTGAAACGGTATCTGCGGTCAAATCGTCCAGCTTGGCGCCACGGTTGTTTAACCATTCAAGCAGCTTAGCTCGCTCAGATGGCTTACAGCCAGTTATGGCCATACATTCTGCGTCAATGGCAGCCTGGGTAGTCTCTACCGCCGTAACGGCGTTACGCAGCTCAACAGGATCGACCGGTACGCCTCTTAAATTGATCCGTTGGGTGAGTACCCATACCTCCTGTTCGAGGTCGCTAATGGGCTTTAAAATGCTTCCTAAAGCCATTTCAGCACGTACGTCCTGCTTACAGTATTCAAACATCTCATCCATCAGTAAAAAGTCATTATCAAATTGGCCCTTCTTATTTGGCTTGCATAGCTTCTGGATTAGTTGCCTGCCGCGAATGTCCTTTTTCTGGTTTGCATCCATAAACAAGGCGGCGTCACCAAGCGCCTGAGGGATGTTGTTAGCTGCTGCTATGCCCATGGTGTCAATACACTGCTCCAGCTTTAATTCTGGCCAGCCGTATTTTGGCACACAGACACAGTTCCAGATCGCGTATTCAAACAAGGCATTCCATGCTTGGATTTTGCCGTCGTTGCGGACGTGATGCAACAGCTTATCTAACGGTTTTACATTTGAGAAATTGGGGTTGTCTGAACCGACAACTTCTACATTGTTTGGTGTAGTACCGAACGCAATACATATTACTTGGGTGGATAGGCAGTTGGCGTACTTATCAAGTCCGACCTTTGCCAAGTCGGCAAAACTACGTGTTTCAAAGTCGATGCTATAGATCATTATCTGACTCCTGATTTAAATTGCATGATTTTTTTCTATTATATTTATAGACAGAATTTTTGCAATTTGGACAAACTGTTATTAAGGGAAACATATCCCTAACATTTTTTTTAAACAGTGGGAACTCTTTCTCAAGGCAATAATTTGGTAATTCATCGTTAGAGGGTTCAAATACACTTTTTGACATATTACCTGTTATACCATAAAAAAAAGGGGCGCTGTAAAAGCCGCCCCAATATCACCACCATGTGAATCTATTTCTTCCACCGCCAGCTAATACTCCAATTAAAGAGATTAAGCGGTGGGCACTTCCAAGGGTCAGACCTCACAGGATCCGGCGCTACATGCTAACATCTGCGCCCCCTCAACGTTATCTGTTACTTCTTTGAGCTCGCTCCAGTTGATCGTGGGGATCTTGGCTTTGAGCTCGTTATACTCTTCTTCGGTGCACTCTTCGTACGGGGCTTGGCGGTACGTGCCGCCGTCGTACGGGAGGTAGCTGACGCCGCTGATTTCGCTAAAGTTTTCCCACGTCCACGCGCCGACACTTGGCCAGTCTTTTTCTTCGACGGAGATTGTGACGCTAGGCTTATGCTCACACCAGTGTCTTTGATAAGTAAGCCAAAGCTCCAGATGCTTAATCGGAGTAACATCATCGCGAGTGAGTCCGTCAGGCGCTTTTTGAGGGAAGCTAAATACGACGGTTTGGGTTGGCTTATAGACGCACTCTTCATTTGGTATTCCTTGTTGTATTAAGAACTGGCTAAGAGGATCCTTTTTGTCTCCTCTAACTCGTCTAATGTAATACTTAGCGTGACGAGGATGGATTCCACTTGCGCTATCAACAAGCTGGGAAACTGTTCCCGAAGGTTTAACGCAAGTGATAGCTGCGCTTGTAGGGACTCCAAGTCTTTCAGCCCACTGTTTATTTGTTGCCCTAGCCATTTCTCGTAACTGTGTGAGGATAACATTTAGCTCTTCTCCTTGAGTACATGTAAGTTTGTTGTCGTAGATTCCAGTGAAGGACACGCCAAGAAGTCTTTCTTCTTCCGTATTGCGTTGCCACACTTTTCGCAGATAAGGGAACTTGGTAAACGAAGATTGAATTGTCCCCAAGATTGTTGCCAGTCTAACCTTGCGCAAGAGAGATTCTTTGGTGTCGTCATGTCTTATAACAGCTTCTGTAAGATTGCAAAACTGATAAGGTCGTAAAATAATTTCGCTACAAGGGTTAGTACCAAAATCATAATCAACGTCTCTATGACCGTATTTGGCCACAGTTTTCTTTGCAGCTTCTCTGTTAAAGATTCCGCGCTCTCCACTATGCGAGTTGTAAAGGGAGACCCACTCCTCCATAAACTTACCAACGGTTGGCGTTTCGTTATATACAGCAGAATTGTTAGCAAGCGCTCTGTGAGGCGCGGTTTCCCACCACGGTCCAGTTTTTGCATGTCGAATCCTTTCGTCATTTAAATCAGATAAGCTAATCATAGCAGATCTTCGCACACCGCCAACGACAACTACCTCACCAATCTTACACATTAAGTCATGGCACTCTAGTGAGTTAAGTTTACGGCCCTTAGCATTTTTAAACATTGCCACGGTAAACGCAAACAAGTCTACTAATGGTTCTGGCCCGGAAGCTCTTCCACCAAATGTTTTAAGTCTGGCTCCGGCGGGTCGTACTTTACTGATGTCCCATTTTGGGACTTCGCCACTGTAGAGGTGAGCGAGGAGTAGACGTAGTGATTTGGCCCATCCTTCTTTAGAGTCGTGGACGGAAATCGTATGCTCGGAATCGAATAAACGGTCTGGCACTTCCGGCAGATCATTAATATACTTTGATTCGACTGAGAAACCAACTCCAGTTCCGCACAAGAGGATGAACATGGCTTCGTCAAATGACTTGGGGTCATCCACTGGGAGATACGAGCAATTATAGATGCAAGTGTTATCACGGTCGGCACTCTTTCCTGCCGTCATCAAGGCACGCATTGACGGCATTAGTTCATGGTTAAGTATTGCGTTAAATAATTCTTTTTTGGTTTGTTTATCTTCAGCTATTGCTGGCGTTCTTTCAAAAATGTAATCTATAAATCGTTGTACTGTCTCTTGCCAAGTTTCACGACGACCTTTGTCATCAATGTATCTGGCGTAGCGGCTGGCGGCAATGTATTCACGGTATTGGTCCATGGTTTCTTTTTATGTTAGTTGGTGGATAAAAAAGGGAGGCCACAGCTTCTATGGACACTCCCAGTACTGCGGGTACTACTAAAGGAACTACTTATGCTGCAAAATCTGTTGCTGCTGATGTACTAGCTCCACCTAAACGTTCTCCGTCTTCTAACTTCTGAACGTTGTTTAAGCCAACAGCAATACCACGGGCGCCTGCTGTGTCATACGGAAACAAGTCAATTGACACGCGACCATAACAACCACTGTACACTTCATTCTTATCAAGGATTGGGTTTACTTCAGCGTCTACAACGCCAGGTTTACGATCAATATTTGCGTAAGCATTAAAGAAATAATGGCCCACGAATTCTGGATCTTCTTTTTCTGCATCACCATCACGTAAGCCACCTTTTAATAGCTTAGGTACTGAGCCACCAAAGAATGCTGCATTGGCTTGCTTAGTATCTTCAAATGCCTTATTAAAACGGGCAACACCTTCTTTATCAGACTTTGGAATTAATACCATTGTCGAATATTTAAGTACGCCGTTTAATGTCTCGGCTGGTTCAAATACGTTAACGAAAGACAAACGAACTTTGTTTGTTACTAGTTTGGTTCTTACTGATTTAGCTGCCATGATGATATTACCTTTTTAACTGTAGAACAGGACTTCAGTAGGGGCCTGTTCGTCTACCCTTAAATAACTAAGAATCATACAGAATACCATGATTTGCTAATGCTTGCTTCATTGCCAGTGCCCTTAAAAAATCAGATAAGTACTCTGGCTCATGCAACATCTCTGGGTCTTCTGCTACAACATCTAGAATTTCATCAACTGAATTTCTTAAACTACATATATTTTCTCGTTGCCCGCTACCGGGCAGCCCATCAAAATCTTTAAAAAACTTGTTTATTAATAAGTCTGGAATTTCAAATTCTGAACCATAACATTGTACCATCATAGTAGCCTTTTATAATTATTATTTAGCTACGATTACCAGCCCCACGTTTCCAATAGCGTACCCTAAAAACATGATGCCAGTGCCCACACCGCCTTTTATAAATTGATCAATAGCCACAACTAAATAAACTAAGCCCATGGCCGCTATTAGCCAAGTACTCATGCGAAGTCTTCCTTGGCGTTTTCTTTTTCTTTTACTAGCTTAGGTGCGCCATCCGGCCTAATAACTAAATCACCAAGCCATGCCGTTAGTTGACCCTTTGGGCCTAACTTTTCAAGCGCAGCAATAGACTTTAGTTTTGGTTGCTCCCAAATAATTGACTCATCCATTCCCTTTTCTATTAACACCACGGCGGCTAGTGCTTGGTCTGTTATCTTGCGATGGGTTACCGTTGTTGATAGTTTAAATCCGGGTGGAATAATGCTTTGCTCAACAGCTCTAGTCAATGCATAGTCTTCTACGTCATTGGCCCAAGCCCTTAAATTTTGCGCTTTGACGAGGACTTCACTGACTTCTTCTTCACTGAGGAGAGCTGGGGCTTTGAAGTCTTGCTTGGCGAGTTCTGAGTTGAAATCACTGCGGGCGCGGCACTGCGCTTTTGCTTTGCAGAACTGGCACCAGTCACCGGGAAGGAACTCACCGCTGCCGGCCCACGCTTTCTTGGCTTTTGGTTTAACGAAGTAGTTGGCCCAGTCGACCAGTTTACTGACGGTGGTACCATCGGTACTGATACTGTCAAGTCGGGGCTGATGTATCGTATAACTGACTTCTGTAATGTCTGGGTATTCTTCTTTAAATTTGCTGTACGCACCGAGCGCGTATAGTCGCAGCTGTGTGTTGTCGAGCGCGGATACGGGGACTCCTTTTCCAAACTTGAGGTCGATGACGCGAATGGCGTGCTTAGAAAGTATAACCACATCGGCTGTACCAAAACCGTCAGGAACCCAGTCAGAGAAATCCACGCGCTGTTCAAATAACGGGGTATCACCCTCACCGATTTGACTGCGGACATATAGAACGTAATTATCGACGTTAGCCTCAAAGTCGTCGTTGTAGTAGGGTGTTGCCCTAATGATTTCATATTCTTTTTCATATTCTTCAATTCCTATTTGACCAAAATGATGCCGTAATTTAACCTCTGCCAGTGAGTGGGCCATGGTGCCTTCTTGGGAGAAGTCAAATGCCCCGTTGTTTCTTTTTTGTTCTGGAAGTGTGGCCTCTAAGCGTGCGCTGGGTGTACATGATAACCACCTCTTGGAGCCTGAAGCTGATAAAATCGCGTGAGCTGTCATTTTTGCCTTTTAATCTGTTAATCTGTTTAATCGTATATATAATAATGCAAAAAAAGGGGCCCTTTCGGACCCCTATTTAGAGAAAAATGAAAATAAATATTTTTAAGTTTTTAGGGCGGCGATTAATTCTGCGACTTCTTTATTGAAATCAATCTTAACCTCTTGTTTTATATCTTGTTTTATATCCATACGCTCGCGGTAGTCGTCTGGATACTGACCACGTAAACTAATTTCTGCAACTCTGGAGTTAAATGTTTTGTTGTCAATGTTGGCTAACATCATGTTTTCCCAGAATGCTTGGCCGTAAGTTGTGGCCAAAGACATTGTCTCTGCAAATAGGGGGTCTTCTTTTTTTAACTTTGCTGCCGTGTCTTTGCTAATGTTAATAGCAGCATACATCGCCTTTTGGGACGCGCCCTGTTGGCCCAGCTCTAATATAACTTTGGCAAGATCTTCGTTAAACTTAAATTTTTTGGCCATTAACAATTCCAATTTTTTAGTGATGCCTTAGCTCTTTCAGCTGGGCCTTTTGATTTCTTGACAACACCCTCCATGCGAGCACAAAAAGATGCCTTACGGCCTTTGTCTGCGTCTGTCTTTGGATGTGGTGCTGGTGCTTTTAAATTACTGTTGTTCTTACTGTTGTATTCTGCGCGACCTTTAGCGGTCATGCCTGCACCCTTATCTATAGGGTTGTATGTCTTACCGACGCCAGTGGTCTTACGTGGGATTGGTTTGTCGTGCTTTGTTGCCATTATTTTTTAGCAGTTTTAGCTGATTGTTTAAATGCGTCTGCAGTGGGTGCACCCTTGGCGCCCGGCTTGCGCATCTTTTCGCCTGAGCCCGCTGCGATGCGTTCTCTCTTTTTTTGAATATTTGCGTACAAACCGGGTTTAGTTGCCATTGTAAAGTTCTCGTAAATGATTGTAAAGTTTTAGAATACTTTAGTTATGCCGCCTAATTTTTTGGCGCCGTTGATTAGTTCTGTCTCTACAGTCCCGCTGATGAATTTGTTCATCTCAATGGCATGCTCAATAATCTCTGCCATTGTGGGAAAGCTAGGGGCTGCAGCTTCAAATTTTTCTGTTGCCTTACTTGCCAGTTCCCAGACCTTGATCTGTGCGTCGTACTGCTGGGTCATAAAGTCTTTTGCCGTAAGTAAAAGGCTATTGCGAATTTCAAATGGGTTCATTGTAAATCTCCTGTGTGTGTAAAAGTGTGGGTGGAGGTTCAAAGCGTCTTCCCGACGAGTTCTACTGCTCCTATATACATTAATGCAACAATTACTTCTTTTCCGCCCTAGCTTTTTGGGCTAAAGCCTCATTTTCTTGCTTAGTCTGGGCCACGCGGCCAAGTGCCTCATTAATCATCATGCGGGTCATGGCCCCAGCCATCTCATGCCGTTTGGCCTCAATCTCTGCCTCACGCTTGGCCTTAGCCTCGTCGTTGGATAGCTTATTGGCCTCCATCATACGGTTAAACAAATCACTCATCAGCCGGTTTCTCCATTACTGCTTCTAATGCAGCCTTAGCTTTTTCTGCTTGGGGGCCAGCTTGGTTTTGGTAAAACGCAATAAGTTCAGCAAACACCAAAGAAGGGGTTTGTGACGGCATGTTTAACGCATTTAGTGTTGCGTTCATTACCCTAATTGGTGCTTCAATATGAACTACAAACTCGTCTAATTGCTTCATTTTTTGTTCTTCGGTCATTTCTTTTTTCCTTTTGTCTTAGTTCTAGCTTCATTTAATACTTTATCAAACCAGTCGTCTCTTGCGGCTAATTTTTCTGGGTCGGTGCAATACTGATCTAATTCAAATTTGCGGCTATACATGTCTTCTAGCGCAGCGCAACGTAAACTATGCAATGCTTTAATTCCAAGTAATGCAGTAGCAACTTCATCTTCTGTCATTGGTTTGGGCGCGTCACCGTGATGCTTGTACAGCAACTCAATGTCATCGCTGGTCTGCCACATCAACATAACAGCGGATTCTAAATCAATTCTATCGTTCATTTTTTCTTCATCGCTTTCTTAATGTCAGCTTGAAAGTCTACGCTGTACCATTTACCGACGGCCATGAGCGCTGGCAATAATGCTTTCCAATCTGCTATGTCATCCTCATCCCAATTTTTACCGTCTTTTATATTTTTAGATATTGAGACGTAGCTCTCTGCTAAGTTGGCCACGGTAATATCGTCTGTAAAATCATCATCAAGTTCTAATATCATGTCTTTGTCCTTTTTTGTATTTCACGATCTAAGTACCAACGCGCCTTGCGTAGGTCTTCGATCGCGTCATGTTTTAAATCTGCTCGCCAGATATACTTAAACGCATTGCCTAAACAAAAGCCCATGTGCTCAGTAATCTGGATGCAGTCAATGCCAGAGGGGTGTGCCGTGTAGTGCTTAGGGTTGTTTACTGGATCGTTCACCATGTTTCCTCCGCAACTCATTCTCAACTGCCGTAACTTCTTCTTCATTGTCACATACCCAAATTGTTTGAAACTGGTCAAACAAATCTAGGTTAATGTCTTCTACTCCCCGAATAGTTTCAAACATAGGGTATCCCTTATAAATATGCTCAATAACAAACGTGCTCATACCTTTAACTCCTTTTTAAGAAATTCAATTCCCTTAACAAAATGGTAACGCCAATACTTTTCGGTTACATAAATATCTGCATAACTCAAACCATCCAAAAATGATTCTATAATAAGACGCTGTTTTTCTGGCATGCTCTCAGTAACTAATCTACGAATGTCAGATATATCTTCGGGATCCCACGGCAGCCATCCGTCGTTAGACGGTATGGTTACATTTTCAGAATCATCCTGCTCAATCGGGTCAATATCTTCATCGCTAAGTCTGGGAGCTACAGCATTAATCTTATGTTTGGTTTTTGTTCTCATAGCTATATTAATGCAAAATCTAGCGCATTTAACAAGGCCTCCTGCAAATTTATTTTTCCTTCTAACACTTTGACAACTTGTTCGTCTATGCTGTTAGCCACTACTAGGTGGTGTAATATAACCGGCACTTCTTGCCCTTGACGGTAGACCCGGGCATTCGCTTGGATGTAGTTCTCTGAGCTCCATGGTAAATCGAACCAAACCGTTTGGGCTGTCTCTCCAGCGTTGCACTGTAAATTAATCCCGATACCACCACTCTGCGGATGGGCAAGCAACATACGAATCTCGCCACGATTCCACGCTGCAATGTTGTCATCGTCCAGCACCACACTCTGCGGGAACTGGAGGCATATCCTGTTGAGGCTGTGTTTGAAATGGTAGAAAACCAATGTCGGGCTTGAAGATTCTTCCATGATCGACTCAAGGTATTCCAATTTAGTACGGTGTATTTCCTGCGGCTCTCCATCTTGGCCATAGACTGCACCCGAGGTGAATTGCAGTAACTTGTTCGCCAGTGTCGCTGCTGTTGGAGCTGTGATCTGCCCCTTACCGATCTCAACGACCATATCTTTTCTAAGCTCATTGTATTTGTTCTTTACTTGTGGGTCTAAATCAATTTTGTGATAAAGCGACGTACAGCTAGGTAGCTGCAAATAATCTTCAGCTTTAAGACTAAAGCATATATCTTCAATCTTGTCTTTAATAATCTGGTCTGCATTTGGTTGTAGTTTCCATGAATATATTACCCTTGTGTGCCGGTTCATCTGGTCCGGCTGCATATACTTATCCCTAAACTTGGTGAGACTAGTCTCTAAACGCGCCCCTAAGTCCAGTATACCCACCTGTGACCAGAGATCAGCCATGCCCTGAGGGGTGGGTGTGCCGGTTAGGATTAAACGCCGTGAGAAGCCCTTTAAATGCTTTTTAAGCGCCTTAAAACGCTTAGTGCTGGGGTCCTTAAACCGGCTGCTCTCATCTATTACTAAGTTAGTGAACACTAACTTAGGCTGAACGTCACAAAGCCAAGCTACGTTTTCAAGGTTTATGATGTATATGTCTGCATCAACAGCGAGGGCCTCAAGCCGCTGCTTTTCACTACCTAATATTTTCGAGCAGGTCAAGTTGCTGAGATGTTGCCACTTGTTTATTTCCGCGTCCCATACCGTCTGGGCTACTCGCTTGGGGGCTATGATAAGCGTCTTGCCTTCGAATTGTTCCGCTATGATGGTCAATGTTGTCGCCGTCTTCCCCAGCCCGGGGGGTAGGAATAGTCCCAGGTTGGGTGTCGTCTTTGCCTTTTTTATTAGGTCTTGTTGGTATTGGTGCAGCTGTGTTCTCTTTATCATGGTATTCCAAGTAACCGTCTGCCTTTTTTAATATTTCTCGATCATCATTAAAACAACCAAGCCCTCTATTACAGTTAGTGCATAAAATTTGACGTACTTTGTTTGTTTTGTGACAATGGTCTACGTGTGTGTGCTTTGAAGAAACAAATTTTTCACCACAAATCGCACAACAATTATTTTGTTGCAATATTAAATTGTCTTTTTGCTCCATTGTAAGATTGTATCTATTTTTAAGCTGAGATTTTTTTGACCTTATATTAAGACATAAAATGCATTCGTTATGCAACTTGTCCTTTTTACTAGGATTGTCATAAAACTCAGAATTTTTCTTATTTATTTTACAAGTTATGCAGCGCTTCACGAATGAACTCCTCGATGTCTTCGTAGCTACGTAGAATATGAACGGGGAATCCCTGTTCGCCTATTTGATCAAATACTAGGATCTGCCGACCCGACAGTTTTCCCGTCTCCGTCTTCAGCTCTACGAATAATACTTTCGAGTTCAGCAACACTATGCGATCCGGTACCCCCGAGACCGTGCTGATCCACTTGAACGTTATCCCGTCCGACTCTACTACTCTTTTTACTAAGAACTTTTCGATTTGCTTTTCTAGCATTTTTATCTTTCTCGCTCATTGTTATTTTAAAAATTTGTTTCATCAATGAGCCAGTTAGGTAGGCCCGTGTCTCTCCGACAAAGTTGTTCTCTTCACCAATAAACTCTGCCAAATGGTCAACTGCGTGACTGACCTCATGCGCTATGGTGTCGACTATTAGGGCCATATCATCGCCCATGTCGGTCAGGTCAAACACCAAGATAATAATGCCCTCTTTGCCGTCGCCAATCTGGTGCGTCTCGGCCATACCAATATCTAACGCGCTGGTCTTTAGCTTGATGTCGTGGTCTTTGAGTATCTCTTGGAATACCTTGTTGTCAAAGCATAGCTTCATCACATCAGGATAAAAACCAACGTCCAGTTTGTAGTAGTCGTATTTCTTTTTTTTCTTTAGCATTTAGTGCCTTGTTCGTTTTGCTTTGCGCTCAAACATACGTGCAATTGCTTCCTGCTCTTCTTCAGGCAGGTCCTCAACTGGAATGGCGTTTTCAAATATCTCACCGGTCTCGAGCAGTTGGTGTATGCCTTGGACTAGCGCCTCCATCTCCTCTTGAGTCAGGTCGTCTTCGAGGTTATCAAAGCAGCCCTCTTCAAACTCAATCTTTTTTGGTGTTGTCATTTAGTTCTTTCATCTGTTTAACCATTTGGCCGTAGCTGTACTGATACAGCTCGAGCTGCTTTTTTAATACTTCAATTTGTAGTAGGGCTTCTTCTAGTGTCATTTTGCATTCCTGTGATACGCATCATGCGGGTTATTAAGCATTGCTTTAATAAGTTCTTCTATATTAAAGAAGTATTGAATAACTTTTAGCCCGTCTGCTTGGTATATTGTAAAGCTCATTTTGATTTGGCCCTTGCCGATGGTTCCATATCACTAATGTATTCCTCGAGCCGCTTGATGCGCTTGGTCTCAAAGTCTACCTGTGCGGCATAGAACTCGGTGTGCGTTTTGTTTAATAGGAAAGCCTTACGTGACTTTTCTAGCTCGTCCCTAGCCAACTCCAATGAACTTGGTGGGCTAAATACTACGTTGTACATTCTCTTAATAATTTTCATTTAATCTCCTAATAACATTTTAATGTCAATGCCACGTTCTTCAAGCGCCTTGCGGATTTTTTCAATGCCCGATCGTTCTGCATCCAAAACTGCTTTGCGGTTAATGTTCAACGCCGCGGCAACTTCATCCTGACTCATGTATAAATATTCTTTAGTTAATTGCATTTTTATTTATCCGCATGTCCTAAGCCATGTGCCGCCTGACTTCTGCATCACGCAGCCGTTAACCATTTGATTCTGCGTGTATGGCTCCACTGTTACTTTGGGGCATTCGCGCCCAATGTTGCGGGTGCCAAACGAAATAATCAACGCGACAAAAAGTACACCTAGTCCTACCTTGTATAAGTTCTCTTTCATATCAGTGCTGCTCCTAATAGTTGTTGTGCCATTATGTATGGATTTTGTTTAACTGGAGTTGGTAGTTTGGTAATAAACATTTCAGGATCATCACCCACAAAACGTTTAGCTTCGTCTAGCCAATTAAAGCGTCTTAGTTCACCTAAATTATCTGAAACAATAAACCTCATGGTGTTCTCCCGTACCACTTAATCGGCGTGCGTCTGCCGTACTTCAATCTGATTTTTAAACCGTGCAGCATGCTGAACGTAACATTACGCCATCCTTGGTGGGCGCGGCGTATCGCCTGTAACTTAAAACGCTTGGTCATTAGACACTTTTTAGGGTGCCTAATGACCGTACGCCGAGCACCAACCCTACCAAAAATCTTAGTAAAATTATTTCTTGCAACTGTCTTACGGAAATTAAACTCTAACATTAATGTTGTACGTTAGTAATCTCGCGTTCGGCCAGCATCTTATCTGCCAACTCATAGGCTCGCTTTACTGCCTGTTCGTCCCATGTCTTATCTTTGATGTCAAACTTCCAATCGGCTGTTACGATGCCCTGCATTAATCGTGTTGCTATGTAATCACGCAGGTCGATGTTATTCATTGTCGTCCTTTAGTTTGTGGTCAACCATCGCGTCAGCATAAGCCCAAGCTCGTTCGGCTGTTTCAATGGGTGATTCTCCACGCATAACTAAACCAACTAACGCCATCGCGGCAAAAAACATCTTCTCGTCATTCTTTTCCATTAGTAAACTCCTTCGTCAAATGAAACTATACTTTGTAAATACTTCTCGGCTTTATCGTTGAATCTTACACCTAAATACACTTGGTTGCGGTCACCGTTCTTTTGCATCTGCTCGGCCCGTACAAAATGCTCCTGTGTGGCAGATAAGAACCGACGCTTAAACGCCTGCTCCGCGCCTGGGTGCATTCCTTTTCTCTGGGCCCAGTGCTTGTAACAAGCAAACACGTCATCCTTTTCAACGCTGGACTCCTTGTCAAAGATCAACGTATCCTCTACGAATGACCCAATCGGGTTGCCAAGCTCGGCCATCAGTTCAAGGTACTCTCTACCTGTCTCTGGCTGGATAAAGTAACCACCGCGTGCTATACGGCGTTTTAATCCCTCCATGGCCCAGTTAAAGATGCCAGACAGTTCCTTATCTAATTTAAGTGATAAGTCTGCATCTTCAATCTTCCAAAACGAGTGCGTCATCTTAAAGACAATCATCCGACCCGTTAAGGCGTTTGAGTTCTCTGTCAGCTGCAGTGCCTCGTTAGAATAGATTACGATACGAGTGGGTAGATAACCATTCCAAGCGTCTTTATTTTTCCGGTTGACTGTAACAGTATCGCCACCAACGATGCGTAACAACTGACTAACAACAGCGCCACGATTGCGCTCGGGTGCTCTTGCATCCGTAAAAGAAGCAAGCAGCTTATTAATCCAAGGCTGTAGACCAAAAGTATCACAAAGTTCTCCCAGTTCTGGCGCCACGGTATTGTGCTGACCTAACAGCGATACCAGCACCTTGTTAATCGTCCCCTTGCCTGAACGGCGTGGGCCTATCATATTAAACATTTTTTGCTGACGCGTGTCACCCGATAGGATGTAGCCCATCATCTCTTGCAGGCAGTCAATCGACTCTTGGTCGTCTGGCCATAATGATTTCAAGAACTTAATCCACGTTGGGCATTCAGCGTTAGAGTCGTACGCAAACGGTAACGAGTTTGGTGTAAAGAAGCCCAGTGAGTGCGGCAACAAGATACCGTCCTCTAAGTGAAAGATACCGTTTAGCATACTCACCAACTTAAACGACGCCGGCTTGGATGCTGCGTAGCCATCTAACCAGATCGGTGGCTTGGTGTTCGGGTGGTTAGGCAGGTGCACAATAGACTTAACCGCGTCCAGTGCTGCAGATACCGACGCGGGGGTTGGGTTAAACGGCGCCAACGATCCCTGCTTGCCCGACTTCTTACACTTGTCCAAGAACGTATACAGTTTAGAGCGAATGGTCTGCTCTTCGATGATCTCGTAGTTAGCGCCCATGTACACAAAAAACTCGTCTGAGTAGTGCACTAATTTATATCCTTCTTCAGCCGTGTAGAAGTTCTCCAAAAAAGTTCTGGCGTGGTTCAGTGGCCCAGCGTCAAGGATGATGGTCCCCGCTGCCATGGCCTCAGTGCGCTCCTCTTGGTTGACCATGAAGATCAGCGAGCGTAACGTCGCACCGGTGCCCTTAAACCCGCGCCACTTATCCTCACACGCGTTCAAGTGGTACTTAGGACCGTTTGAACTCCAGCGGTCCCAAGCCTCTAGCGCGTCCTCTGAGCCCTCAAACTGGTGGTGCAGGATCATGCCTATCTTGAGCCAGTTATCGTAGCCGTAGTCGCTGTATTTGGCTAGTAGCTCGTCCTCTACACGCTTGAGGTCGTACTCTTCTAGCGGCGCCACATAGTCAGCGAACTTATCCCCAGTCTGGCTGATGGTGCGCGGCGGCACGATCTCGGTCAAGTTCTGCGGCTCGGTTGGTATCTGGCCCTTGATGTAGTGACCCGTGACGGTGAAGTACCGTGACTTAGGGTAGATCTCCAGTCCAATAGCGTGGTCAACGTGGCTGGCCGGTAGGTTGGCCCGTGTGAATATCTTTACGCCAGTCCCTGACGGGCTGACTTCCATGTATCCATCAATCTGGTCCGCAATATGCTGCAGTGCAGCATTTGTGAAAACGCCCATGTCGGCGTCATAGCAGTCATCTAAGTCGACACCAATGACGTCATCGTCGTCGGTAAACACAAAGCCAACGCCGTCGTATTTGTTGTTGCTAGTCTGGTAGGCGTGCTGTACGGTAACGAAGTCAGTCCACGTGCTGGGGTTGGTTGATGAGGCAGGCTGGCCGTTGTTTTGGGTTGGCAGCTTGGACCATCTCTTGTTTCCCTCTTCGCCAACTTCAACAAGGCGCCATAGCACCCATCTGGGGGTTTGCTTGAGTTCAATGGGTATCTGGTCAAACTGAACTGGTAAGCAGATTGGTTTGTTGCTCATTTTGCCCTCTCTAATTGGGTATATTAATGCAAATTATGGTGAATGATAACGGTTCTCATCTGTTTCTAATAAAATCAATGGCTTATGAATCCAGTGCTAGGGTTGCTAGGGTTGTAGACCCTTTTAACTCTTTTTTAAAAAAAATTAAAAAAAATATTATATTGGGTGACATGGACTAAATAAGCCTCGCAACCCTTGCACTTTTATACTTTATACAGCGCGTGGGCCAAATGACCCAGAAAATAGATCGCCGTAAACATCAAAAACAGCTTAAACGCCAAGTCCTTGTTATTCCTTCTCATGATTTTACCTCATAGCCCATCTGGTTTAACATCCTGTAAGCCCACTTTCTAAACTCGACCCGCTTGTCGTTGGTCTGTTCGTCCTGTGGATCCCATACTACATCCACCACCGTATCACCTGCAGAATTAATCCCCTCAATTCTTAATAGGGCACCGTCTGCGTCGTACACGTCCACCGGTGTAACTAGTCCGCCTGATTGCTGTTTCATTATTTTTCGTCCTTTATAACTGAAAATATGTCCGGCACCCGGGAGTTTATCTCTTCCCAGCTGTCTGGTATACCATAGTCGCCCCTAATCGAGCTCATGCGCTCTCTTTTACGGAACTCTGGCTCTATGTCCCACCACATCTGTGATGCCTCCTTGTACTCGGCCCACTCCTCGTTTAACTCGAACAACGGGTGATTCATTCCTACTATGTCCACCGTACTAGTGTAGTCCCGGTGTGGCACGTAGCTGTTAGCGTTAAAGTCTTTGGTACGCACAAGACCAACACGGTTACGCGCCTTGATATACCGCTGATAAGCCCGGAGTTGCTTATCTGTCAAATTAATCATCATTTTCCTCAAAAAACTTGTCATTCTCAATGTTGTCTAAACTCACTGGCTCTCTGGCTATAAAACCTTTGAGCTGGTGAATCCTTGACTCTCTTACGTCCATCGTCTTTGCTATCTCAGATACCAGTGGCTTACGCCCCAGTTCCTGTAGTAGCATGCGCTCGTTATAATTCATGCGCTTTAGTTCTTCCATGATGTTGATGGGTAATCTGATGATGTTTGCCGTGTTGTCCAGCTCGCGCTGTAGTCCACGCAGTATGAATGACCTGGCAAACGCCGAGAACCTAATATGCTTCATAGGCTTCCAGCGCTTGGCCGCGATGAGCAGCTGCTCATTACCAATGGCGAGCAGGTCCTCCAGCGGCATCTTGCCGTGCTGCCAGTACGTAGTCTTACAGACCACGTGTGGCACAAAGCGTAAGTTGTGGGTTACAAGTTTATCTAGCGCAAGGCTGTCACCCTTGGCTATGCGAGCACCGAGTGCGTGCTCTTCTTTCATGGTTAGTGGCTCAATGCCAAAAAGTGACTGCAGGTAGTCCGTCTTTATGTCATTGTCAGCCACGTGTTTTCCTTATTCGATTGCTTTGACTACTACGGCGTCGATTGCCTTAACCTCTGTAACACTGGCAACAAACTCTTCATTGCTGAGCTTGCGTACTAGCGTTGGGCTAATCGTTGCGCGGTCGTAGTGCTGCACCTCTGCAAAGAACTGTAGCCCCTCGTACTTGCCAGCGCCCAAGGCGATTAACTCTGCCTTGATAGCCCGAGCTGCAGCCTCACGCTGTGCAATCTCTTTTACTAAAATACCTAACTCGTCAATTTTTTCTGTCATGTTCATGGTGATTCCTTTTTGTTGTTGTTAATTATATCAAAAATACTTGGTTTGGTTTATGCCTCTACAGTCATTGATTCCATCTCGGCTTTTGTGAAGATGCATTTATACACGCGGTACCGAGTTAGTAACAAGTCCGCGTAGCTGCGTGCGTCTTCGTACAAGTCAAAGCCGTGGTTGTTGCAGTAGTAATTAAACATTTGCTGCCTTCCTTTTCTTGCTCATGTGCTCATTATACATCCAGTACATTGGGTCTTCGGATGTTTGGTGGTAAATCATTAAATAATTCCATGCGTTGGGGTTTTGCTTGTCCTCTTCATGGTAGTCACCACGACAAACAAATCCAACAAATGCCATGCAGGCCATGTCTTCGTACCCACACAAACTTTTTTTCTCGCATGTAATGCAAGGTTCTAATTTACTCATGTTATACCTCCAGCATTAGTTCGGCCCACTCGAGGCCAGAATGTTTAATGACGTACTCGTACGTCCCCTTGGTGCCCTGCTTAACGTCGTCCCGTGATGGGATTGTGTGGCCGTAGTAGTCACGGGCCTGATCGCGCCCAAGCATACAGTGGCCGTACTCTATGGCGTCCATCATGGCACGTCCATAAGACCCCTGCATGGCCCACGCCGTACCGCTGTTAATGGTGCGTTGTAGTGCAAGGTAGTGGTCTTCAAGCGTGTCATCATCGTTACCGTTTTCAATTTTCTCAATGTCGTTTAGTGTCATCATTTTAAGTATTCCATAGGTTAAGTAATTCGTTTTTATGTTGCTCGTTTAGCGTGTCGACAATAGCGTCCCCGCCAATGTCTTTAATCCAGCCGCTGCCGTACCATTTGTGGTGGCTGGGGTGGAAGTCCAGCTGTAACCAGTTCTCGCCCCACAGGACCTCTATGGCCTTGTGGCCGTCTTTAATGGCCGACTGTACTTTTTTAAGCACTTGGGCCCGGCTTGGTTTTTTGTTATCAAACTCAATCGTAAATACGTTGTACATGGTGCTCATAGTCCTAACTCCTCAAAATGTGCCTGCGCTTCAGCACGGGTTTTAAAACGCTTACGGTCATACGGCATACCTAAGCCGCCCTTGCGCTTGTATATCTCATAGGTGCCACCACCGAATGGACACACCTGGACTTCATAATGCACTGGTGCATCTACCGGTGGGTTCCACAACTGCGCGCATTGGTCGTTATATACCTTATCAAATTTATTCATAGTAGAGCTCCTGGGAATGTTTTGAGGTTAATGAATCGATACGGTCAGTCGCACAGCGGTAACCGTAGTTAAACTGCACGCGCAGCTCGAAGTCCTCGTAAGGGTTGTCGAACTCCGTGCCCAGCATGCCTTCGTGATAGCCCTCAGCGTAGGCGATTTTCTTTGAGTGTTCAGTGATCATTGCGCATTCTCCTGTTAAGTTGAGTGATCTTTTGTACTATTGGTAAAGCGGTAAATCGTGCCCAAAGCCAAAGCGGCACGCATACGATTAAGGTGCATACAATAAATATGCCAATCAACGCGCCTATAAGTTGGATGGTAAACAGTGGGTTAATTACTAGGCCCCACACTATTAGTGAGACCGTGGCCAAGCTGCCAAGCACCGCAGCATAAAGCGGGTAGTGCTTGATTAGCTTTATGACATAGCCGACAATTACATAAATTACCGTTGACCAAAAAACAAACAAAAGCGTGTCACTCGCTTTGTGGTGGTTTCCGTGGTGTGACATGGTGGTGTGTCCTTATAGTTTATTAAAAATGCATGACAGACGGCTCTCCAGCTTGCCGCCTACAAACCGGGCAAACGCCCGGGCCCGTTTAATGTCATCAAACGAGGCGCTGTATTCCTCGCCCCGGGTTTTATAAAACACTATAAACATACAGCCTCCCTAGCCTTGTAATAATTGCGGATCAAGGATAATGCCCCTGATTGGCTCAGTGACCGGCCTAACAGGTGGTCGCTTGACTCTTCGTCGTTCTTTACATAGGCCACGTAATGGTAGTCGTTGTCAGAGCCGTAGAAGCAAATAAAGCCTACCAACTGGTAATCACTGCGGTTGACTACGTGCCACTCGCTCTGGCCCTTTTTAAATTGGGGCACGCGAATTGATTTAAGTTTGATCATGGTGTATCTCCTATTGGTTGGTCATCATCAGTCCACGCCTTACGTGGAGACAGCCGTGAGGCTGTTTCGACCTTAAAATGTTGCTTTCCATTGTGCGCCCTCATTAGCACGCCATTTGCTCATTGCTACATATTCCTGCCAGCTTACTCTACCCTGCACACGCCACACGGGCGTGGGTAGCAGGGTGCATAGCTCTTGTATTGTAATCATGGTGGTTCTCCTATTGGTTGGTCATCATCAGTACACGCTTAACGTGTAGACAGCCTGGCGGCTGTTTCGACCTTTACTACAAAATGCCGTAGATTGGAGTGCACTCACCTACGCGCAGCTCCAGCCCAGTTCGTTCGCGTTCAGCCGCTGCAAACTGCTCGGCCTCATTTTTTGTTTTGAACGTGCGCTCCTTAAAGTTATGTTCCCGCTTAAGGGCCAGCTTGCCTTTGCTACCGAGATGCTCGTATGCTTTCCAGCTCAGCCCTACGTCGTATTCTGTTTTGCCTGTCGTGATCATGGTGGTTCTCCTTTGGTTGGTCATCATCAGTACACGCTTAACGTGCAGACAGCCGTGAGGCTGTTTCGACCTGTCTTACTTAACGTATCTGTAATACGTAACGTCCATTGCACTGAGTAACAGCGCAACGAATACCTGCGGAACGCAAGTTGGTCAAGAACTCTGATACTTCTTGTTTAGAATTGAAATAGATCATGGTGTATCTCCTATTGGTTGGTCATCATCAGTGAGCGCCTAACGCTCAGACCGCACGTCCATGCGGTTTCGACCTGTTTAGAATGCGTCTACTAATTCCTTAACTGCAAAATACGCATAGTCCAGCTCGCTTTTGCGCACGTAGTTTTTGCTTTGTTGCTCTACTAAGAAGTCCAGCTTCTCTTTATTACCGCTTAACGCCTCTTTAACTACACCATCGTGGAAGTGTGTTGTCTTGGCCTGAGCATGACGCTGGGCCTGCAATACTTCGAGGATTGTGTTGAGGTTTTTAAATGTTAATGTGGTCATGGTGTATCTCCTTGGTGGTTGGTTAGTACTGCCTCTAGCTACCTGGTAACAAGTAGCTATGAGCATTACTATCTTGTAGCGCAGTAGGCTACTGGATCAAGTGGATATGCTAGTCCACACACTTGGCCAAGACTATTCGGTTTGCTTGTTTGGATGCTGACTCGCATACTACCGTGACACCCGTTTCGGGGCTTACCCCGTTTCCTGCTTGCCTACTTGGTGATCCAGTAGCCTACTGCGCTACTGTGTCCGTCATACGCTGTGTTGGATAACAGCACCGGTTCTGCCGGCTCCCCCTTATTTATCTCGGTTGGGTTTGAGTCCTTCTACTACTGAGTGGATTAGCCACTGCACATCCCATATAGAGACTTTATTCCAGTGTATGCAAATACTCAAGAACTTTCGACAAAAAAACTACCCTCTAATCTGACAATCTTTTGGGCCCAATTGGCTACTGGGTTTGGTGGTGATTAGTGGGGCGCGGTGGGGGATTGTGGGAGGGCAGCCGTCCTGGTAGATACTGACTAGGAAGTACTCCGCCCCATATCGCCTCGCCTGCGCGTAACCTCTCCCCGCAACCCTCCTGTTTACTGGATTGCTAGAGATCTCGGCGCGGTAATACGTTAGTAGCCTAACTGGCGATCGCGTCATGGCGGCCCGTCTACGCGCCCCTATGCCGATGCACCAACATGGTGCACTGCCTAACTGGCAATGACGCAGTGCAGCACGTCGACTCTGTCCCCATTACTGCAGCGCAACACACTGGCCCGCTCTCCACTCTGTCCCCATTATCAGCAGTCGATGTGCCTGAGTGCCAAGCCGCCTGGTGTGCCTGCATGTAAGTGAGCGCTCACTGGGGGTGGTGCAGTGCAGCATACTGGTCGATCCGCCAGCTCGGCCTGTAAGTGAGCACTCACATACGCTAGGAGGCATAATGGCAAGGGGTCTTTTTATAAAGCCATACACCCGTTTAGGGTCCCATCGGGGAGGAGGGGGCGGGGGGCCCCACAAAGCCTGAGTTTTTATATTTTTTTACAAATATCACATAATTTCATATTGTAAAATTTTTTTATAAAATTACTTGAGAATCATTATCATCTAGATTCAATATAATCAAGCACTTGCAAACTAGGTCCTTGGGTTGCTAGGGTTGTAACCCCTTTTTATTCTTTTAAAAAAAAAATTAAAAAAATATTATTAAGTACTGGAGGGACTGATTAAGCCTTGCAACCCTTGCACTTTGGCATTTATTTATATTATTGGAAGGAAAACAACGATTGTTTGCATTAATGTAAGTATGAATGACTATGTCTACCAAATCAAAGGTGCGTTGGAAAGTCCCGTTGGTGAGTTCAAGGGATTCCAAGTATTAGTGTGTGACCTTAACAACTTTGAGGTGGTAAACGTACCGGCAGATATTTTAAACAACGAAACAGCTAAATACATCCAGTTTCGTTTAAAGGTGTCTTCGGATGCTTTGGAAATACAAAAGCTGCCGTATTCAATACAATCAAACATAAGGGCGCCGCTAGGGCGTTGGCTGGACCGATGGGTCTTAAATAATTTTTATGGCGATATTAGCAACAGAAAAAGTACTAACGCTTGATTACTGGAAGCGTGCTGGGAGTTTGGTTGAGGGTGACTATGTATTCGATAGGAACGGCAAGATTGTTCGTGTCAAATTAGTTCAAAAATATCAGGCAACTGAGTGCTACAAGATTACTTTTAGCGATTGGCTTACCATCCAAGGCGATGGTGCGCTTAAACTTCCATTGGAAAACCAAAAGTATCGCAACAGGCTTAACTCATACAAGGGCACTAGGGCGTTTAGGAGACCACTTAAGCCTACTAATATCCAAGATCTACTTTCTTTGCCGCTTAAAAGCAAAAGAAACCGCCTCGTCTACTCCGTTCCGACTACCCAACCCCTGGAACTACCCCACCAAGTACTACCAATCCCGCCATTCATCATGGGGTTCTGGTTCTTTGCCAGAAAAACCAACGGCAAACTGTCGGCGGCGCGTGGGATGCAGGACTATGTTGAGCAACAGTTCAAAGACTTTGGCTACAAAACAAAATTTGGCAGGAAACAAAAGACAGGATCCAGAGATTTTAGCGTTAGTCCAAGTATTGAGTCACAGCTTGTGCCTAACATCCCCACAAAAATATCAAACAACTACCTACTTGGCTCACCTGAGCAGCGAATTGAACTGCTTAGGGGAATTTTTTGTACTAAGAGTAGGGTATACTCACAAAAGAAAGACAGTTTTCAGTTTTCTTCTAAGCAGTTAAATTTAATTTCTCAGATTCAGTTCTTAGTTGAGTCACTCGGCATAAAAACCTCACAAAATTTTGAGAACACGTTTAAGCATTACACGTTATTTTTTAAATCACGCATCAAGCTGATAGAGAACCAGAACTCGCCGCCGATAAAGGTGCATCAGAGTAGACGGTATGTCTGCAGCATAGACCCCATTCAACCCCAGTCCTGTGTTTATATAGAAACCACTGGGGAAGACAACACGATTCTCGTAGGAGAAGGCTTCATATCATGTCTTTAACACCTAAACAAGAACTTACACTAAAGAAGTTTGCAGATGCACGTAAGCATTGGCCTAACCAGCAGCTCGAGGCCCTTATGTGGCAGGTCAGGTGGTCGCTACAGGCACTACCCCACCAGAAAGAACCAGACGACAATGAGTATGACACGTTCCTTATGCTTGCTGGTCGTGGATCAGGTAAGACGCACACTGCCAGTCATTGGATTGGTATCCGCGCTTGGCTTTATGACAATACAAGATGGCTGGTCACAGCCCCGACTTCCAACGATATACGCGCAACTTGTTTTGAGGGAGACTCAGGGCTTATCAATATCATCCCCAAGTCACTCATCCGCGACTACAACAAGTCTCTATTCGAGATCACCCTTACCAACGGCTCTATCATTCAAGGCATTCCCGCCTCTGAACCTGAACGGTATCGTGGTAAGCAATACCATGGCGCTTGGTTCGACGAGCTGTGTGCGTTTGATTACCTCGATGAAGCCTACGACGGAGTACAGTTTACGCTCCGACTCAAGGATCCCAGGATCTCTCGAGTGCAGCAGATTATTACCACCACACCAAAGCCAAAAGAATTAATTGTAGACTTAGCTGAGGGTAAGATTGGTGGTGACGTGTACATGGTTAACGCCAGCTCGTATGACAACCGAGCCAACTTATCAGAAACGTTTTTTAAGCAGCTCGAGACTTATGATGGCACCGACATGGGCCGCCAAGAGATCTACGGCGAGATCCTTGACCCAGAGGCCACTGGTATCATCAAGCGTAAGCAGTTTAAGATGTGGCCCGCTAACAAGCCGACACCCGTTCTTGAGTACGTGATCGCCAGTTATGACCCAGCTACTAGCGAAAAGACAATGAACGACCCGACAGCCTGCACGGTGTGGGGAATATTTGAACGAGAAGACGCTGGCACATCCGTTATTCTTTTAGACGCATGGGATGAACACCTGTCATATCCCGAGCTGCGTCGTAAGGTTATCAGTGATTTTAAGGAAGTAGTCTACGGGTCAGATAACGAGTTTGGTAAGGGCCGTAAGGCAGACCAAATCTTAATGGAAGACAAGTCAGCTGGCATATCTTTAATCCAAGAACTACAGCGGGCCGGCGTTCCTGTCCGTGGGTACAACCCTGGAAGAGCAGACAAGGTACAACGGCTTAACATTGTGGCACCCCTTGTATCCAAGGGCAAGGTATTCATACCAGAAGACACCGAACAAAAGAGCGACTACGCCTCATGGGCAAAACGCTTCCTGCGTCAGGTGTGCTCGTTTCCTGAAGCCGGGGGCCATGATGACTACGTAGACTCCCTGTCCCAAGCCTTAAGGGTACTCAGGGATTCGGGCTGGCTGCAGCTTGATCCATTGCCAGCAAGAGACTATGATTACGCTGATGATGACTCTAACAAACGATTTTCTAATCCTTATGCACAATAGGGGCGGATTGTGCCCTTTATTTGCATTATTGTAATTAGGATGAATAATTTAAAAATCCCCTACGAAAATTCAAAATAATGGCGAACCCCCAAATACCAATTCAATCAGGCTCTTATCTTCCGTCTTTAGACGTAGAAGAAGATATTCAAAAAGCGAAATCGCAAGACGCTGATATGAAGTATTACGAAGACGCATTAGGTCTTGAGTCAGATGAAGTGGAAGAAGAAGTTATTGAAATGGAAGATGGTTCCGTTGTCGTTAACTTCATCCCCACAAAAAGCCCACAAGAAGCACCTGAGTTTTATGCAAACTTAGCCGAAGAGTTTGAAGATAGTATTTTACAATCTCTTGCTATTGAATATTTAGACCTTATTGACGTTGACCAAGAGTCACGTAAGCAACGCGACAAACAGTACGAAGAAGGACTCAAGCGCACTGGCCTAGGTAAAGATGCACCTGGCGGTGCTACGTTTGATGGCGCCTCTAAAGTTGTGCACCCCGTCATGGCTGAGGCATGTGTTGACTTTGCTGCCTCATCATCAAAAGAATTACTGCCACCTGAGGGCGTTGTTAAGTCAAACATCAAGGGTAATGCAGATCGTTTAAAAGAAGAAGTAGCAGATCGTAAGGTATCGTTCCTTAACTGGCAGCTCTCAGAACAAATTCCAGAGTACCGCGACGAAATGGAACAGTTGCTAACACAACTACCCCTTGGCGGCTCACAGTTTTTAAAATGGCGTTACGACAGTGAACAAGCAAGACCCACCTGCGAGTGGGTTGCAATTGATAACATTTTGTTACCATACGCGTCAACCAATTTTTATACTTCACCACGTGTAACTGAAGTACAAGACATTACAGAAGACACGTTTTTACAACGTGTTGAACAGGGTATCTACATTGACATAGATACAGTCTACTCGTCTGACGCGCCTTTAAATGATCAGACAAGTTCACAAAAAGCAAACAACAAAATTGAAGGTAAAGAAGAGCCGTCTAAGAACATTGACGGACTTCGCCGTGTTTATGAAATAACATGCTTTATGCGGTTAGATGACGATCCTGAAACTGAAGGTCGTCGTGCTCCGTACATCATGACAATTGATGAGACTACAAGCAAAGTTATTGCTTTGTATCGCAACTGGGAATGTAACGATGAAAAATTCGAAAAACTGGAGTGGTATGTCGAGTTTAAGTTTATTCCTTGGCGTGGAGCTTACGCTATTGGCCTACCTCAGCTTATTGGTGGCCTTAGTGCTGCTCTTACCGGTTCTCTTCGTGCTCTACTTGATGCTGCACATATCAACAACAGCCAGACGATGCTTAAACTCAAGGGTGGACGCATTGGTGGGCAAAGCGACAGAATCGAACCAACACAGGTAATTGAAATTGAAGGTGCACCAGGTGTTGATGATGTACGTAAGATTGCAATGCCTATGCCGTTTAACCCACCATCAAGTGTATTGTTTAATTTACTTGGTTGGTTAACAGACGCAGCTAAGGGTGTAGTTACTACATCTGAAGAAAAGATTGGTGATGCCACTAGCAACATGCCAGTGGGAACAACTCAGGCGTTAATTGAACAGGGTGCTAAAGTATTCTCAAGCATTCATGCTCGTTTACATCGTAGCCAAGCTAAGTCATTAGCAATTATCTCTAGGTTAAACCACTGGTACCTGCAGGACATGGATAACCAGTCTGGTACCGAAGTTGAAGTTCGTGACTTTGCGTACAACAACGACGTAAGACCAGTATCCGATCCAAATATATTTTCTGAGACACAACGTCTTGCACAAAACCAAGCGTTGTTACAAATGGCAACCAGTGCGCCTCCCGGAATGTTTAACATTCGTGCGGTGTATCGTCGTGTCTTAGGTCAACTTAAAATCCCAGCAATTGACGAAGTATTACCAAATCCGTTGGGTGCTAAAGAATCTAACCCAGCGTTAGAAAATGTGTCAATGACTATGGGAAGAGCTGCTGCAGCTTACCCTGACCAAGACCACATTGCGCATATTAAGATTCATTTAGAGTATGCTAACAACCCAGCCTACGGTGCAAACCCCGTAATTGGCCCCATTTTCGCGCCCCATGCTTTGGAACATATTAAGCAGCATTTGACGTTGCACTATCTGCAGTCCATGCGTGCTTATGTGGCCGAAGCACAAGGTGGCCGCGATACCCTTGAATTGCACCAAGAAAAACCCTTGGATCAAGAGGCACAGCAAGCATTGGTCATTGCGTCACAGTTGGTTGCTCAGGATTCGCAGCAAACTATGGCACCATTTGTACAGCAAATCCAAGGATTAGCACAAAAAGTACAGGAAGCCCAACAAGCTAAAATGCAACAAGCAGCTGAATCTGATCCTACGGCTCAGGTTATCCTCAAAACGCAAATGGCAGAGACTCAGCGCAAACAAGCTGAGTCCCAAGCACGTATGCAGCTTGAAAATCAAAAAGATCAGCAAGAATATCAGCTTAAAATTGCCGAGTTACAGCAAAAAGTACAAGAACTACAAACTAAGTACCATACCCAGTCAAGTATTGACTCCAACAAAAACGCTACACAGATCGCAATGGCAGATATTAACAACGCATCGCGTGAGCGTGTGGCCTCAATTAATGCTGGTGCTCAATTAGGTGCAGATCAGATGGCTATGGCCCATGAGCAAAACCAAACAGCCTTGGCAGCGTCACATGCAGCACAGCAAGACATCCGCCAGCATGGTTTAGAAATAGAACAACAGGCATTTCAGCAACAAGCGCAGCAAGTTCAGTCCCAAATTGCAGCACAACAGCAAGCCGCACAGGCTGAGCAGCAGGCAACACAACAAGCCCAGCAAACTGGCTTAGAACACGCCGCAACTATGCAGCAAAATGATCAACAAAATCAGCAAGCATTAGCACAACAGGCAGCAGTACCACCAACACCCCCAACAGGAGCAATCTAAATGGCAAATAAGAAACAAGAAGGCGAATTAGGTTTTCGTCAGACTTACAAACAAACTGGAAACCAAGGTTTTGGTGGCGGCCCAGGCGAAAAAAATATTGACGCAGGACTTTCTGGTTCTAAGCGTCCTAACAACGCAGTTAAAGGCAAACCAGCTCGTTCAAGCAAAGTTGGCCCAGGTAAAAACCTTAACGACATCGGCGGCGGCAACTTTTATTAAGCAATTTAGGGCGGAAATATCCGCAATATTGCATTAATGTGAGTATGAAAGACTTTATTAGTGAAATTATCGGTCGTGTAAAGACTGAGCAAAATTCAATAGCTGAAACCGTCACAGCTGGAATGAATGTCAATTCATTTGATGACTATCAACGTTTAGTTGGCAGACACGAAGGATTTAAAATGGTACTTGACATTATTAACGAGATATTGACGGAAGACGAAAAAGACCTGTAAAGGTTAAGGAGAGCAGCCGAATGGCAGCGTACGCATTTGATAGTAAAAGTAAAGATGAACCGGATTTAAGATCAGAATCGGAGTGTTTTCCCGAGATTGACCCAGGTTTAGATGTCGCTGGAGACAGAGTACTTGTTCAGTTACGCAGGGAAAAGAGCACCAGCAAGGGCGGAATCATCTTAGTTGATGAAACCAGACAGACGTTACGTTTCAACGAGACCGTGGCTAAAGTAATCCAAATTGGACCTCTAGCATATAAATCACCAGAAGATTTAACCCCTTGGATCGAAGGTCCTTGGTGTAAAGAAGGTGACCTAGTTCGCACCATTAAGTACGGCGGCGATCGGTTTGTTGTACAGCCAGACGACGAAGGATCACCAGTGGTCTTTATTACGTTGCAGGCACGTGAAATCATTTCTCGCATTAGGTCGTTTGAGTATGCGCAGAAAATGAAATCGTTTGTAGATTAACTTTTGTAAAAAAGAAAGTATAGTATGGCAGATAATGAAAAGAAAGACGTTCCTATCAAGGAACAAGCAGATGGCTCCGTTTTAGCCAAAATCGAAACTCCAGAAGAGTTTGATGATGAAGAACACAAAGAAGGCGGCAAAGTAGAAGCTGCTGACGAGCAATCAGAAGAAGATGCGCAAGAAGATGCAGATGATGCAGAAGACAACGCAGACGAATCTGAAGATGAACGCGAAAAGATTCGTGAAGCTAGACGTGAAGAGCGTAGATTAAAGAAAGAATTATCTAAGCAGCGTGAGGCGTCATCTAAACACAAAATTAGTGCGCTTGAGAAACGAAATGAAGACTTAGCCAGACGTTTGGCAGCAGTAGAAAACACCGCAGCATCGTACCAGTTTGCACAAATCGATAAAGCCATTGAGGATGAGGCTACCCGAGTTGAGTATGCAAAAATGAAGATGTTGCAAGCTGCTCAGAGTAATGACGCAGAATCTCAAGTAGAGTATTTAGAGCAGTTAACAGACGCTAAGCAACGTCTTAACCAAGCTCAGCATTACAAAAAACAACAGCTTGAGCAGGCTAAGGCACCTAGACAAAATGTGCCAAATGAGATGTCTTCTGAAGTACAAAGAAATGCCACATCGTGGTTAAAGAAGAACTCTTGGTATGACCCGCAGGCTCGAGACACAGATAGTAGAATTGCCAAAGTAATAGATCAAGAACTTGCCTCAGATGGTTGGGATCCTAGTGATTCTGAGTACTGGGAAGAGTTAGATAATCGTTTGCAGTCCCGTTTGCCGCACCGCTATACTAGCAAGGGCGGTTCAAACACAAGACGATCAGCTGGCCCAACGGCCTCTAGTCGTGTAGCAAGTACAACCAGTACAAACAAGAACACAATCGTATTAAGCCCCGAGCGTGTTCAAGCAATCAAAGACTCTGGTTCTTGGGACAATGTAGAAAAACGAAATAAGATGATCCGGGCATACGCATCGTATGACCGCGCTAATAAAGGATAAACAAAATGGCAAATACAAGAATCAAAAGAGAATCACGTGACTTAGATGACCGCATGGCGGATCGGGCACAAGAGGTATTGGAGCGTACAACAGCGTCAGCTCCAGATGACATTGCACGTCGTGAACGCCTTGATGCGTTTAGAGACAAGTGGGCAAATAGTGCGTTGCCAGATTTACCCGGAGGTATTATTCCGGGATTTCACTTGTGTTGGTTGTCAACAACCAATACTTACGACAGTATCGACAAACGCATGGCATTGGGTTATGAGCCAGTTAAAGCTAGTGATTTAGGTAAAGGCTTTGAGGGACTAGGCAAGATGAACGCAGGCAAGTTTGAAGGCTGTATTAGTTGTAATGAAATGGTTCTCTTCAAGTTACCAGAAGACATTTACCAAGAAGTAATGCGTATGCTCCACCTCGAGGATCCACTCGAGCACCAAAAAAATATCACTGCTAGCGTGCGTGATACAGCATTGGGTAATAAGGGCGGGCGTTCAGTCTTGGAAGGTGGTACTCTGGAAATGGAAAAAGAAACCGCAAGAGCGAATAATAAAAATATTCGTTTTCAATAACAATCTTCAAAATTAAAACAAAGGAAATAAACTAATGTCAACAACATTACGTCCCTTTGGCATGAAGCCTATATTTCACCCAAGCGGTTTAGACCGTGCTGTACCATTCGCTGGTACGAACAGCTTTACCACTGGTGTGACGTATACTGCTCCTTACTCTTTGAGCGCTGGTCAGTCTTTTTTCCAGTATCAACCAGTGGGAATCACTTCTTCAGGCCAATTAACAATTGCTGCTACCGCAGCTGCAACAAGCCCAGTATATGGCGTATTTGACGGTGTAGAATATACAACCGCTGAAGGTCGTCGTACAGTAGGTAAATCAATCTCCAAGGCTTCTTTGGATGCTGCTTCTGCTATCGTATTCTGGATCTTCCAAGACCCATCATTAGTATACGAAATCCAAGCAGCTGGCTCAGTAACTTCTGCAGCCATTGGTTCACAGTACAACTTCTCCGCAGGTACTAACCAAACAACCGCTGATGGTTATACCATTGGTACAGGTGGTGCTGGTTTCTCCACAACAGCTTTGGCAGCTTCTGCCGCAGCTAGTGGTGCACAAGGTCAAGTTCGTGTGGTTGGTTTGGGTCGCGAAGTAGCGTTCCCATCGGGCGAATTGAACAACTGGGGTGACACATACACCATCGTTCAAGTCGAAATTGCTAACAACACATTCCGCGCTCCTAAGGTCTCGGTTTAATTAACAACGAAAGGAAATAGCAATGGCAACTCCAATGCGTAGTACAGACTTTCGTGCGGTAGTCGAACCGATTATCAACGAAGTCTTTGATGGCGTTTATGAACAACGCGCTGACGAGTGGAAAGGATTTGTAGAACAGATCCAAGGTATTCCACGTAACTATCACGAAGAAGTAATGCTCTTCGGTATGAATGCTGCACCAGCCATGCCTGACGGTACTCCTGTCAGCTATGACCAAGGTGGTACTTTGTACATCACCCGTTTCATCTACCAAATCTATGGCTTGGCTTATGCTATGACCAAAGTTTTGATGGAAGACGGCGATCACATCCGTATCGGTAGCACTTTCGCTAAACATTTGGCTCAGTCAATGATTGAAACCAAAGAAACCCTCTGCGCTAACTTGTTGAACTTTGCGTTCACAGCTGGCTATGTTGGTGGCGACGGCGTAACCTTGATCAACACTGCACACCCTATTGCTAACGGTCAAACGTACAGCAATCAGTTGAGCACTGCTGCTTCATTGTCACAAACTTCAGTAGAGCAGATGCTTATTCAGATCCGTTCAGCCATTGACAACAATGGTAAGCGTATCCGTCTAAAAGCTGAGCAGTTAGTTGTTCCTCCAGCACTTGAGTTCCAAGCAGAAGTAATTCTGAAATCGGTTCTCCGTTCTGGTACAGCTGACAATGATCTCAACCCAATCAAATCCACGGGCATGTTGCCTAAGGGCACCCATGTTGTAACTCGTTTGAGTTCCAGCAAGGCTTGGTGGGTTCAGACTGATGCTGAGAATGGTCTAATGCTCGTAATGCGTCGTCCTATGGAGAAATCCATGGAAGGTGACTTCGAGACAGACAGCATGCGTTACAAAGCTACCGAGCGCTATGCGACCGGCTGGCATGATGCACGTAACATCTTTGGTACAGCTGGTTTGTAATACAAACCTTCGTAATAACAGAAAAGCCCACTCACAAGGTGGGCTTTTTTGCATTTTAGGGCGGAATGGCTGACTTATTTGCATTAATATGTATAGGAAGAATTATCCCACTCTGACAGCCGACCCTTCCCGGCATGACGACTTAGAGACAGTTTGGGATACCCACTAAGATAAGGAAACACCTCAAATGTCATCTACATTTACAGTACCAATGCGTTTAAATACGCGTCAAACTACCAGTAACGACGGCACAATTTCAGCCGACAACACTGGCGCAGCAATGATTTCTCAGCAGACTACTATTGTAGCCGGTGCTGCAGCAACTGATGTAATCCCAGCTGGTTCAATTATTCACTCAATCGACGGCTACTTAAACGTAGTTGGCGCAGCCTCACGCGCTGTTAGCTTGACCGTTAATGGCACAACTACTGCTGTTGGCACACTGACAACTACCGCTTTAGGTAAAGTTGCTGTAGTATTTACAGCCTCTGCTGCTGTAGCTAACTTGTTGGCTAACGTTGGTGCGTATAACTGCACAGTAACTTTAGCCTCTGAAGCAGCTTCTGCTGGTACATTGTCTGTACAGTACACAGGTCGCAACGCTGACGGTACAATCACTGCCTACGGTTCTGGTTATACAAATAACTAATTAAGACGGCGGGGAAACCCGCCTCTTTCACCGTCTAGGAGAAATCATGCGTCAAGTAGTCGTAACAATACCAACAGCCGGAACAACCACCGACCCAGTTATCCTTGATCAATATCAAGCACCATTTCAAGTTACTTATGTTAACTCTGGATCTGGTACTGTTCAAGTTTCTGCAACAGACCCCTATCCGTTAGTTAACGGTGTCTTCACAACCGCAAGTTTTACTTGGGTTACTGCGCCAACAACTGCACCAAATGCAGCTGGTTTTTTAGCACAACCCTATCGTGCAATTCGCATTTCTGGCGGAACAGCAGCTGATACACTAACAGTTATCCAGTCTGGCGTTAAGGGTTAATAATGCCTGTTTACCTTGATACTCGAGGTAACTCAGTCCTGTCTGTAGCGATCTGTGACCGCTGCAGTAGGAAATTTGCGTACACAGATTTAATGCCTGATCCAAACTCCCCTGGAATGCGGGTGTGTCGGGAAGACCTAGATCAGTTTGATCCTTGGCGTCTTCCTGCTATTCAAACAGAAAACATTGCACTACGCTTTCCGCGCCCAGATGTATCTGTTGCAACTGGTCCAGTATCAGGACAACAAGTTGTAACTGCGCAGGCACCAGAAGGGCCAATTGACAGCCCTCCCGAAGAGCTTGTACGCAGACCAAACAACCCGAGAAGAAATTCAATATTTATTACTCGGGACCAGCAACAGTCAACAACCGCCGGCGAGTCTGGCGACATAATTATATAAGACTATGGCCGATCAAAGTATATCACAACTAGGTACAGCAACAACGCTAACGGGCGATGAGCTTACGGTTGTTGTTCAAAACGGCGTTACCAAGCAGACCCAGTTACAAGACATTGCTAACCTAGGTGGTCCTGCAGGCCCTCCCGGTCCCCAAGGACCAACAGGACCAACAGGTCCCGGCGCAACCATTCAGGTTAACTCCACTGTAACTGGTGCACCCGGCACAAACGCAAGTGTGACAAACGTTGGCTCGCTACAAGCGGCCATGTTTAACTTTGTCATCCCACGTGGTGACGTAGGTGCAACTGGAGCTACTGGTGCAACTGGAGCTACTGGCCCCGGTGTAGCGGCAGGTGGTACAGCAGGTCAGTATTTAAAGAAGGCGTCAAGCACTAACTACGACACAACTTGGGATACACTGCCAACTTACTTATCTGTTGTAACTGGCACAGCAAATCAAATTAATGTAGCAAACGGATCAACAGCTCCTGTTATATCAATTGTAGACAACGTTATTCTCCCGGGAACTGGTGCAGTTTTAATTCCAAAGGGGACCAATTTAGAGCGTACTGCAATTGGGCCAGTAAACGGCATGATCCGCTACAACACGGATACATTCTTATTTGAAGGTTATTCTGTAAGCGCATGGAGTGCGTTTGCAATTGGTTCCGGCGTAACATCTATTTCCACAGGAACTGGTCTTACTGGTGGCCCAATTATTTCCACTGGTACTATCAGCATTGCCAACACTGCAGTTACTGCAGCCAGCTACGGATCATCTTCAGCTGTACCAACATTCACAGTAAACGCCCAAGGTCAATTAACTGCGGCGGCTAACGTATCTATTACGCCAACATCTATTGGCGCTATTAGTGCAGTTAACGGCACAGCTAACGAGATTACTTCTACCCAAGTTGGCACTGTAGTTACATTAAATCTACCAACGGCTTTAACATTTACTGGTAAGACAGTAACTGATGGCACGTTTAACATGACGACTGCCACAGTTGGCAGCGACACAGTTACCACTAACACAGCATCACAGACACTGACTAATAAGACAATTAGCGGTGCAACAAACACACTAAGTAACATTGCTAACAGCTCGTTAACTAACAGCTCAATTACTTTAGGTACCAGCAACATCGCCCTTGGTGGCACAGAGTTAGCACCAGCAGGTTTAACAAGCGTTACAGTAACGCAAGACCCAGTATCTGATCTACAACTTGCTACTAAGCAATACGTAGATAACATTGCTCAAGGCTTAAATGTAAAAGCATCTTGCGTATACGGAACAACTGCCGACATTACTTTATCTGGTTTAGGTACTCAAGCTGGTGGTGATTGGTCTTTAAGCCTTACCGCTGGCAATCGTATTTTAGTTAAAAACCAAACACTAAGCCAGTTTAATGGTATCTATGTTGCTGCAGCTGGTGCATGGGCCCGTTCTGCTGACATGAACGTGTGGGCAGAAGTTCCAAGCTCATTTGTATTTATTCAAACTGGTACTACACTAGCCGATACAGGCTGGGTAACTACAGCAAACGACGGCGGCACAATTGACGTAACACCAATGCCTTGGGTGCAGTTCTCAGGCGCGGGCACGTACACTGCAGGCACAGGATTAACTTTAGCTGGCACACAGTTTAGTATTACCAACACAGCGGTTACTGCAGCAGCTTACGGCTCTGCCACCCAAGTTGGTACATTTACAGTTAACGCTCAGGGCCAACTAACACTAGCTGGCAACACAACAGTAACCCCAGCAGTTGGCTCTATTACTGGCCTTGGAACTGGCGTAGCAACGGCGTTAGCTGTTAATACGGGATCAGCTGGTGCAGTTGTTGTTAACGGTGGCGCGTTAGGTACACCATCAAGCGGCACGTTAACCAACGCAACAGGACTGCCAGTATCAACGGGTATTAGCGGCTTAGGTACTGGTGTAGCAACAGCGCTCGCTGTTAACACTGGATCTGCAGGCGCGTTTGTTGTTAACGGCGGCGCACTGGGTACACCATCTAGCGGCACAGTAACTAACCTCACTGGCACCGCAAGCATTAACATTAACGGCACAGTTGGCGCTACAACAGCATCCACCGGCGCGTTTACTTTTTTATCTACCAGCTCATTTACTAGCACTACACCAGTATTAAATTATAACGCCTCTAACTGTAATTTAGCATTAGGTGCAACAGTAGCAAGCACTTACTTGCAATCTGTAATGCAAAATAAGAGTGGCACAGCTGGCGCGTCTACAAACTTTGCAGTAAGTAATGACTTAGGAACAGACAGCACGTACTACGGTGAGTTTGGTATGAACTCATCGGCATTTAGCGCGTCTACTCCTGTTGACTTCTTTAGCATTAACAGCGGTGTTTATTTCTCAAGCCACGACGGTGATGTAACCCTCGGATCGGGCAACGGATTTAAGACCTATTTAGCTTGGGGAAGCGCTGGTCAATCAGCCCACGTAATTAATGCTTCAGGCGCGATTGGTTTAAACACCAACTTAGGCACAACTCCAGCATTAAGCGGCACAACAAACTTCGGCACATCTGGTCAAGTATTAACTTCCGCTGGATCTGCTGCAACGCCAACTTGGACTAGCTTATCTGGCTCTGCTGTAACTACATTCCAGACTTCATTGTCTGGCTTGACACCAGCAACAGCAACTAGCGGCGCTGTAACATTAGCTGGCACGTTAGGTGCAACAAGCGGCGGTACTAGTCAGTCGACGTACACCACTGGTGACATTCTTTACGCTTCAGCAAGCAACACATTGTCTAAGTTGCCAATTGGTAGTGCAGGTCAGTTATTAACAGTAACAGCTGGCATACCATCTTGGGTTGCAGCTCCAGCAACTGGTGTAACAACATTTAGTGCAGGTACTACAGGATTAACACCAGCAACGGCAACATCTGGAGCAGTCACATTAGCTGGCACATTAGCAATCGCTAACGGCGGTACTAACGGCACAGCAGCACCAACAGCCGGTGCAGTTCCTTACGGCACAGGCACAGCGTATGCGTTTACAACTGCAGGAACCGCTGGCCAAGTATTAACATCAAACGGTGCCAGTACACCTACATGGGTAACTCCAGCGGGCGGTGTAACGTTAGCAAATGATACAACCACAGCAACAAATCTGTACCCAACGTTTGCTGCAGCAACATCTGGCTCAGTGTCAACAATCTACACTGGCAACACTAAGCTACTTTACAAGCCATCAACTGGTGAGTTACAATCGCCAGCAACCATTGCATCAAACGGATTAGTAATTAACAGCACAACAGTTGGCACAAGCTACACCGTTGCAGCTGGCCAAAATGCAATGTCTGTTGGGCCGATGACGGTATCTGGCGGCGTTGTGGTAACAATTACCAGTGGACAGCGCTGGGTGGTGCTGTAACATGGCGGCAGTTGGCGGAACACCAATTCAGCTGTACCACAGCACAACAGCTGCTAGTGCACCATTAGCAATTAACTTAGTTGCTGGTGAGTTGGCCCTTAATACCGCTGACGGTGTTCTGTATTACAAGGACAGCAGCGGCGTTGTTCAGGTCTTAGCAGAGGGCGGTGTAGACAGCCACCTGACATGGGACGCAGCTAATAACACGCTGATTGTTGACGCAACCGGTGCGCTTCGTGTTGCGCTGGGAACAAGCGGACAACGGCCAGCAACGCCAGCGCTAGGTGACATTCGCTACAACACCACAACACCCGGCTTTGAAGGTTACCAGACAATTAACGGCGCTACAATTGGCTCGTTAACTAACGTCACCACCACGGCGACAACTGTAACAAACACCCCGCATAACTTGACAAGCGGTGATACAATTGTCATGTCTGGCTGCACGCCAGCTGCGTATAATGGCACGTTTGTTGTAACAGTAGTAGACACCGTTACATTTACTTACACCATGCTATCTAACCCGGGCGGCATCGCTACAGTGGTTGGTAGCTACGTGTACGACGGATGGGGCACAATTGGCAGCGGATCTAGTACAATTGTAGGTGGACCAATTATTGAAAACAATCAAATTATTAGTGTGAACTACACGATGACGGTAGGCAATAACGGCGAGTCAGTAGGACCGATAACGGTTAACACTGGAGTAACAGTTACAATCCCAACGAACAGCCGTTGGGTTATTCTCTAAGGAACAAGTATGGCATACGGAACAATCAACGCAGACGTAATACAAAGCAGCGTAACGGGGGTCAGCCTCGGTGCTGGTAACGCTACCGTCTTTAAAAACAGAATCATCAACGGCGATATGCGTATTGACCAGCGTAATGCTGGGGCTAGTGGTACCGCTATAAATTCTTATACTGTAGATAGATGGGGATATGCGGCTTCACAATCATCTAAAGGAACTTGGCAACAAAATGCTGGTTCTGTAACTCCGCCAGTAGGGTATACAAACTATTTAGGCTTTACATCTTCTTCTGCTTATACAGTAGGTGCAAGTGATTATTTTATGTTTTTTCAATACATTGAAGGGTACAATGTTGCAGATTTAGCTTGGGGAACTGCTAATGCCAAAACTGTAACTCTATCATTTCAAGTATATTCAAGCCTTACAGGAACATTTGGTGGTTCATTAAATAATTCCGCAAACACACAAAATTACCCATTTAGTTATTCAATTTCCGTTGCTAATACATGGACGACAATTAGTGTTACTATTGCTGGTTCAACAACCGCAACTTGGCTAACAACTAGTGGTATTGGGTTAATGGTTAGATTAAGCCTTGGAGCTGGTTCAACTTATAGTGGAACTGCTGGTTCATGGTCTGCTACTCAATATTTTACTGTTACAAGCGCAGTAAGCGTAGTAGGCACAAATGGCGCAACATTCTACATAACAGGCGTACAACTAGAAGTAGGTAGCTCTGCTACTGGATTTGAGTTTAGGGACTTTGGAAATGAATTAATTAAATGCCAAAGATACTACCAGCAAATTGGCGGAAATTCTTTTGGTGGAAATCCTCTTTACCCTATCATTGGAAATGGATTTGCATTTAGTACAACACAATGTGATATATATGTCCCTCTAAGAGTAACAATGAGAACCACACCAACGATAACATCATCTGTAACTGCAGTTCAAGTTGCTGCAACACCCTATGCCGTTACGTCAGTTGCGGATGTTGGGTCTACTTACAATACTATGTTTTTAAGAATTTCAACAGCAGGGACATTTGTTACTGGCACAGGCGCTTTATGGAGTGGAAGTAATAGCGCCACTTCTTACGGTGCATTTTCTTCGGAGTTATAAATGGAATACAACTATCAACTAGTAGAAGTTAGAGGATCAACAGACGGTTGCGTTTGGAGATTACCAGACATGGCTTGTATCCCCAACGACCCAGAAAACACAGACTGGCAACAATACCAAGTATGGCTATCTGAAGGCAACCAACCACTTCCCCCAGCAGGAGCATAAATAAATGAGTTACTACGCTAAAGTCAACAACAACATCGTCTTGGAGGTAATCGCAGCCGATGCAAGTTTCTTCGACACCTTCGTTGACACATCCCCGGGAACTTGGATACAGACTAGCTACAACACTTACGGCAACGTGTACTACATTCCTAACAGCAATCCACCAGAGCCTGATCCAGATCAGTCTAAAGCCCTTCGTGCTAACTACGCTGGCATTGGCTACACGTACGACCCCAGTTACACATTGAACGGTAATGTTGGTGTATTTTATGCACCCCAACCTTATCCATCATGGATATTGAATACAACTACATTCCTTTGGGAAGCCCCAGTGCCATATCCTACAGACGGCAAAACCTATGAGTGGGATGAGGCAACTCTATCTTGGGTTCCAGTAACCTCAGGTGTTGTGTCGGTATAATAAGATGACAATCCCAGCCACAATCAGAAAACTTTTCTTCTATAAAGGATTAAAAGTTAGTGATTTTGTTCTGAATAAGGGTGAGGGATTGCCAAGACATGAGCATGAGTACAACCACGCAACAATGTGCTTATTGGGCTCATGTGTAATACGCAAAGAGAATTTAGAATTAATCTTAACGCCAACAGACGATGCTGTCGATTTAACTGCCAACGAGTGGCATGAGATCGAGGCGTTAGAAGATAACACCATTGTTGTAAATATAGAATAAGGAAACAGCATGACATTTTTAGTCGACGGCACAAACGGGGGATTCTTCCCGTCTTGGACAACAGCCACTCGCCCAGCCTCACCAGCAGTTGGTCAGATGGGCTACAACACCACAACAGGTCTGTTTGATCAGTATGTTGGTAGTGCGTGGCAATCTGTTTCAACTGGTACTGGAGCAGCGCCTACTCTAACTACATATACAAGCGGTTCTGGTACTTATACAACCCCTACTGGTGCTAAGTATTTACAGGTTTTAATGGTCGGCGGTGGTGGCGGTGGCGGTGGCGGCGGTGTAGCTGGAGGAGGCGCCGACGGAGTAGTAGCTGGAACTTCTACTTTTGGAGGAGCAAGTTGTTCTGGCGGCAGGGGTCTTGCAACAGGATCTCAAGTAGGCGCTGGATCTCTTGCTTCTGGAATGATTGGATACGCCTTAACTGGAAATCTTGGTTCTGGATTTTGGGCAAACAATAACACCACATCATTTATCTCTGGCGGAACTGGTGGGGCAAGCCCCTTTGGAGGTTGCGGAAACGGCAGTGCAAATAGCGCTGGTGGCGCATCTGTTGCAAACAGTGGTTCTGGAGGCGGTGGCGGCGGAACAAACGGAGCTGCAGGTTGTTATGGAGGCGGCGGTGGTGGGTCTGGAGGATTTATAAATGCAATTATTACTAGCCCTGCAGCAACTTATTCTTATGCAATTGGCGGCGCAGGCACTGGCGGTGCGGCAGGGACTAGTGGTTATGCTGGTGCAGCAGGTAGCGCAGGATTAATTCTTGTTTACGCATACTTCTAGGATTTTATTATGACACAAAGATACGCAATTATTGACCTAACAGCAGTCGTTAACATCATCGACTACGATACAGCTCCTTCTAATCCCCCTCCCGGATTTGAAGCACCAATCATCGCTGTTCAATCAGACACAGCGGGCATTGGATGGACTTATGTTGATGGAGTATTTATTGCTCCATATGTACCACCCCCAACGCCCGAAGAGTTAATTGCTCAGTGCAAACAAAAGGCTTCTGGAATTTTAGCTTCTACCGACTGGACTTCTATTGCTGACGTTGGCGATCCTACCAAGTCAAACCCATATCTAGTTAATCAGGCAGCCTTTATTAGCTACCGTAGCACTGTACGCAACTTGGCGGTTAACCCAGTAGAAAACCCAGTATTCCCTACTGCACCAATTGAACAGTGGTCTAGCTAAGGATAATCAATGGCATCGACCATTAACGTAAAGAGTACAGCAGTTGACAGAGTCCCGTCGATTACCAAGTCGGCGGACGGCACTGGCACGTTGGTGCTGCAGACAAATAGTGTCAGCGGTCTTACCATTGACACGTTACAAAACATCACAGCCAACAGCGCTGGCGCATTAGGCATCCCAGTTGGCACAACAGCACAACGCCCAGCATCTCCAGTAAACGGAATGATTCGGTACAACACTGGCTATAACCTATTAGAAGGTTACATTAATAGTGCATGGGCTCCAATTACGGGTTCATACACATACACAGCATCTTATCTAGTTGTTGCTGGCGGAGGTGGTGGCGGTACTGCTTATGGTGGAGGTGGAGGCGGAGGTGGATATTTAACTGCATCTGCTACTTTTACTGGCGGTACTGTTTTTACAGCAACAGTCGGTGGTGGTGGTACTGGCGGTGTAAGTGGAGTAAGCGCTGGCGTTCAGGGAACAAATTCTGTTTTTTCAGGAACGGGAATTACCACTTTAACTTCTATAGGTGGTGGCGGTGGTGGAGGACAAAGTTTAGCAGGAAGTTCTGGTGGTTCAGGTGGCGGCGGTTGTGTTGTCGCTGGATATGCTGGAACTTCTGGTCAAGGAAGTGCTGGAGGTACAGGTTATATTGGCGGAGTTTATGGTGGTGGCGGTGGTGGAGGAGCAAGTGCTGTTGGTGCTGATGGAAGTGCTGTTGCAGGTGGTAATGGCGGAGCAGGTTCAGCATCCTCAATTACAGGAACATCCGTAACTCGTGCAGGTGGTGGTGGCGGAGGAACTTATTTAGGTGGCACTGGTGGCACTGGCGGTGCAGGTGGTGGTGGAAATGGATCAAGTACAGGTGCTGGTTCTGCTGGCACAACTAATACTGGTGGCGGTGGAGGAGCAGGTTCATATTACATTGCTACGGGATATGGCGGTGGTCTTGGCGGTTCTGGTGTGATCATTATTTCTGTGCCTACTGGAAACTATTCAGGAACAACAACTGGATCGCCAACCATTACAACATCTGGCTCAAACACAATTATTACATTCACATCAAGCGGAACTTATACAGCATGACGACAACTATCAACGCAAATTCAACAGGCATTGTAGAGACTGCTGACAACAGTGGCGCATTGCAACTACAAACTAGTGGTGCGGCTGCTCTTACAATTGGTACAGATCAGAACGTAACGCTTAATTCAACTGGCGCCGTTACTCTGCCAGTTGGCACGACAGCACAACGTCCAGCAAGCCCAATTAACGGCATGATTCGATACAACACAGATGGTTCTGTGTTAGGTATTGAGGGTTATATTGCTGGCGCATGGACAACGGTTAAAAGCGCAGGCTACACAGTATCGTATTTAATTGTTGCTGGCGGCGGTGGCGGTAGTGGGGCGTTTGTCGGTGGAGGTGGTGGAGCTGGCGGTTTTGTATCAGGAACTACTAATCTTTTGCAATCATCAGTCTATACAGTCACTGTTGGAGGAGGAGGCACTGCGGGCGCTGGAAATGGTGGTTATACGGGTGGCAGTGGATCAAGCTCTTCTATTACAGGATTAACTACTGCAGTCGGTGGTGGAGGTGGTGGTGGATATGTTTCAGGACAAGTCCCAACATCTGGTGGCTCAGGCGGCGGTGGCGGTGGATTGGCAAGCGCTGGGGCTAGTGGAACATCAGGTCAAGGAAATGCGGGCGGCGCAGGACAACTTCCAAACGGCGGACAAGGCGGTGGTGGTGGATCTGGTGCTGCTGGTGGAGCTGGGTCTGGATTAGTTGGCGGAGCAGGCGGCGCAGGTTCTTCATCAAGCATTACAGGTTCCGCAGTAACTTACGCTGGTGGTGGTGGTGGTTCAGCAGTTACAGTTTGTGCAGTTGGAGGAACACCGGGAGCAGGCGGATCAGGTGGTGGTGGAGCTGGATCTGGTGGTATAGGTACTGCTGGTACAGCAAATACTGGCGGAGGCGGTGGTGGTTCAGAGCGATCTGGCGGTGGCGTTAGTAATCCCGGCGGCGCTGGTGGTTCTGGCGTTGTTATTTTATCTATCCCAACAACACGCTACACAGGCACATACACAGGCAGCCCAACAATCACAACCAGCGGTTCTAATACTATTCTTAAATACACAGCCTCTGGCACCTACACGGCCTAACTATGGACTTACAACAAGTATTCAACATATTCATCCCTATCGTTTGCGGAGTGCTCGGTTGGTTTTGCAGAGAACTCTGGACTGCGGTTCAGGAACTTAAAAATGACGTAGCTAAACTGCGCGAGGATCTGCCATCAAAATACGTGTCAAAGGAAGACTTCAACGACCGGTGGAACGAAGTGCTCAAGTCACTGCACCGGCTAGAAGACAAGATGGACCGCGTTATGGAACTAGAAACCAGAAAATGAGACGCACTACTCGGGGTGCAATGCACTCTAAGACCATGTGGTTCTCGTTGGCTTTAATGATAGTCGGCGCAGTGTATGAAAACTTCTCGTACGTGCAGAACATCATCGACCCAAAATACTACGGAGTAATACTGATCACGATTGGCATTACCTGCGCTGTATTGCGCTTCGTGACAACACTACCACTGGACAAAAAATGAACAAACTGTTATACGCCTTTGTATTGGTGCCAGTTAACCTGATCGGGACTATTCTTACATTCCCGTTAGCATTCATCATTGGCATCATGTATTCCACCCAAATTGGCTGGTGCAACAACGCTACGGTTTGGCAATCAGGCCCGCGCCTGTTCTCGTTCCTATCATGGTTTCAGACGCCAGACAACAGCCTAGACGGCGACCAAACATTCCGCGCTGAGCACAACCCATGCTGGTGGTCTAAGGTTCAGTGGCTCTGGCGTAATCCATTCTACGGCTTTAATGTCAAGTTTATTGACGGATCAAGCGGCATGTCATACGCTGGTGATATTAATTGCAACGAGACACACCCCGGCACCATCCGTGTTGAAGGTCATAACCTGTGGCAGTACAACTCATACCACTATGTTTTTGGCAAGATGATGATCCTAAACTTTGGGCACAATATTCGTGCGTTGGTTGACCCAGCGTTCATTACGCCAGACCAGTGGCACGACAATACAGCGCTAATTAAGAACTTCCCGGCAACCTTTGCCTTTACTATTAGGTTCGTATAATGTTTGGACTAAACCCATACTTCTTAATCGGAATCGCCGTAGCCATAGCGCTATCTTTTGGCGGTGGCTTTACGCTAGGCCACAAGCTAGAGGCGGCGGTATTTAACCAATATAAACTAGAGCAGACTGAGCTTGCTCGTAAGCAAGAACAAGCCCACCAGACTGCCACAGACGTAATAAGGAAAAACAAAGATGAACAGATCGCTGCTATTAACTCTAAGCTGTTTGATGCTATTAGCGAGTTGCGCAAGCGCCCCAGCCGGCCCGCAACGATTACCAGCAATGGACAGAGTTGCACTGGGGCAACCCTTTACTCCGATGATGCAATCTTTCTTACAAGGGAAGCTGCCAGAGCCGACATCATCCGCACAGCCCTCGAAGCCTGCTACACCCAATACGACCAAGTAGCCAAGTAGTATATAATCCCCAATCCAGTGGTTTGGAATAAGGAGTATTTATGAACAGATCAATTGTAGCGGTACTGTGGGTGGTAGGCATATTTGCGGCCATTCACCTAACCGAACGCTATACACACATAGAAGAGAACATCATGGCAATAGCCAAGTCGACTCTATCCTTTATAACCAAGGAAGAGGGCGTCAGATACAGGGCGTACCAGGACAGCAAGGGGCTATGGACGATTGGCGTAGGCCATCTCATCAAATCCAACGAGCCACACCTAATGAAGGCAACGCTTACTCAAGAAGACGTAGATAAACTCCTAGAAAGCGATTTAAGGTGGTGTGACGAGGCCGTAGCCAACTCGGTAAGGGTACCCCTCACACAACCTCAATACGACGCCCTATACAGCCTCTGCTTCAATATAGGCGAGACTCAGTTTAAGAAGTCTACCGTAGTAAAGCGTCTCAATGTAAATGACTACGCGGGCGCGGCTGACGCGATACTGATGTGGAACAAACCAGCGGTATTAGAAAACCGCCGTAAGCGTGAAAGAGCATTGTTTTTAACTGGAATCTAGGGCGTAAATGCCTGATTTTATGCATTAATGTATATAGGATCTGATCAATCCAATCAACAACTTAACCTCGAGGATTTACCATGGAAGGCTTTACCAAATTACCTAAAATACAGTGCTTTAAAGAAGGCGGCTCAGTACAACGTGAAGTAAAAAACTTTACTAAGCGCGATCGTAAAACGGTAGATGAAGCTGATACTGCTCTAGATAAAAAGATTGTTAAAAAAGCAATCGGCATGCATGATAAGCAAGAGCACCCTGGTGAAAAGACCGACCTATCCAAATTACGTAAAGGTGGCCGTGCTAAGAAAGACTGCGGAACCGTTAAAAAATACAAAGCTGGTGGTAACGTAACTAATGTATACGAAGCCAAGAAAAAATCTGGCGACATAGAGGCAATTCAAAAAGTAAAACAAATTAAGCCAACTAAGGCAACGGCAAAAAGCGCCCCCGTTGGTAAGCCTGCAAACACACCCGCTAAATTTTGTGGTGGTAAGTCTGTAAAGAAAATGGCCGATGGTGGTATGAGTGGCCCAATGGCAGATGCCAATGCGCTACTTGACCCAATGCGGGCAGCTGGAAATGCTATTGGTTCCGCTGGAACTGCGTTAC